ACACGGCGATTATTATCAAGTGTCTATGATGGCACAGGAACTGAAGGACGCCATGCGGCGCGGCAAGAAATGGAGAATACTAGACGATATGCAGCGCGAGACGCTGGAGATGATCGCCAGCAAGATTGGCCGCATCTTGTCAGGCAATCCGCACGAGTCCGATCACTGGCGTGACATCGCGGGCTACGCCACGCTGATCGAGCGGTGGCTTACCTCTTGCACCGCTTCCGATGATGATCCCACTCGCCGCCACGGCGGATGCAATCCCGCCACGCCTGCTCCTGTTCGGGAGGCATCCGTTTGGCCAATAACGCCAGAAGAAGAGGAAGAACGGGCCGTACAGCAGCCGTGACTAGGCCGATCCAGAAGGACGGCCGTTGGGCAACGAGAAAGCCACCAGCGCCAATGCCGATCAACAGCACAGCGACGGCGGCAATCTCAAGCCAGTTCACTTCTTGGCCCAGATAGACCAGCCAGCGGCGAAGATGATGCCGAGCGCGCCGATAATCTCGTTCATGGCGGTGGCGTCAATAACGCCGGTGCCGACAACGTAGCCGCCGCCAGCGGCCAGAACGGCGCGCACTACGCCCCAAACCATTTCCTTCGTCATGTCTTCGCTCCTGTCTTGGTGCCGGGATACTGGACCCACGGCAGTTGAAAATGTGGCCCGTCCTTGAAACTTGTCCACGCCCCGCCCCACTCTAGCAGCACGCCTTCCTTCTTGGCTGCCACCTTCATGCGCTTGGCCAGCTTGTCGTACAGCGGCCAATCCCAGCGCACCGCGCCCTTGATCGTGCAGGCCAGATCGACGGCGTGGGAGTAGCCGTTGGCGGCAGGGATGTGACGCGAGCGCAGCGTCTTGCTGGCGCCCTTGGCCTTGAGGATCTTCTGCTCCTCCAGCGTGCGCACGCCGCAGGTGACGACGAAGCCCGTGTCGGCCTCGGCCCAGTCTTTAGCGCAGCGCAGCACGACGCGCACCAGGTCGGGATGGACGCCCTTGAGCTTGGCGAAGGACGCGCTGTTGAGCTTCATTTGCGTAACGCCTCCTCGATGCTGTCAAGTTTCAACATGATGGCCCGCGTTGTCTCGCGGATCTCCTTGATCTCGCGGTCGTGCGCTGTGCGAGATGTTTCGGTCTGGGCTTGCAGAACCGCGATGGCCGTCTCATGCGCCTGTTGCTGGCGGTAGATAACCCAGACAAACGCGGCCACTGGCGCGATGATCCATTGCATGATGGCACCGAGCACTTTGAATGTTTGATCGTCAAGCACGGCACGTCACCTCAACCTGTTGCCTTGCGCGTCATAGGAACGCCCGTAGGCGTCAGTGAGAAAAGCGTTCTGAGCCCCCAGCACGACCGGCGGAACATAAGCCGCGGCGCGTCCAGCCGCGCGCCCTGCCTGTTGCACTCCGCTTGGCGGCGGGCGGCCTGCTAGCACGTTCTCGGCCACGTCGCTGGCGCGGCGCATGGCCATGCGATTGGCCATGGCACGGGACGCCAGCGCGGCGCCGCCAACGCCAGCAATACCCGCCAGATAAGCAGGATTGGTGGACGCAGCCGCTGTTGTGGGAATGGCGTAACCCAGTATTTTCTCTATGTTTTTGCCCGGTGCTAGTTCACCAATAGTCCGCAACGTATTTTCGGTCAGTGAACCTTTTTGCAGGCTTTGCAGTACCTCACGTTCTTTTGTTGAGAACTTGCTCATCAATCGCTTGTCGGAAACGATAGGGGCAAGACGCTCCTGCAATTCGGTAATTGCGGGCTTTTTTCCGGGCCCGACATCTATCTTGGTTAGCACCTGCTCCAGAATTTCGCCTTTGCGCGCGTTCTTGTACTGCTGGCGCGCCTGCTTGACCAACTGAACCGCGCGCTGCGGATCGCCCGACGACACTTGCGATACGTCTAGAGTATCAAAAAAGTCGTCGAGCTTGTCTTGCACAATGCCTGCCATGCGGTTGGCCTGTGCACCAACCGCAGTAACCTTGCCCGTTTCCGCGCTGCGGCCAATCAGACCAAGGTCACTGCGCAGTTTTTCCAACTCTTCAAACGACAGATCGCTGTTTGGCCGGTTGCGCAGATCACGAATGACCCGCAGGATCGGCGCGCGGTCGCGCTGCGTGATGGCGGCGCCTTGGCGCTGCAAAGTCGTTTCAAGCTGGTTGGCAAGGTTGTCCGCAACATTAGGCAGGATGTATACGCCTTGCCGCTCCGCGCGCTTGTAGAACCGACTTGCCTGTTTACGGATGTCTTCGCCGGTCAGCAACGGACGCGGCGTGCGGCCGCCCGCCAACGTACCGCCGACGCCGCCAGCAAGAGACACCAGAAACAGCTTCAACGGGTCGGTTTCACCACCTTCGACAGCGGCTTGTGTCAGACCACCGGAACCCGCGCCGCCAACCGCTTGAGCACGCGTGCCGCGGCCTAACTCGGTCATTACATTGCGCGTCGTCGTACCTGAGCGCAGCGTCGGCGCAAGCACATTCAGTGCCTTGGCCGTTCCGCCAGCGCCTGTTGCAGCTTCCAGCCCGGCACTAAACACGCGCTGTTGCGGCGTGACGGGCTCGCGCGTACCCGGCCCACCGGCCATCTCGTATGTCTGTCGAATTGCTTCTGACGGCAGGGTCATGCGAGGCGCGCCAAACGGCGTAGCCGCCAGATTGTACGCCCCTGTACCAATATCACCAAGACCGAGCGCCAGCACGCCCGCAGCGGCGCCAGGAGCAGCGCCTACGCCGCCCAACGGCGCGCCCACTGCGCCACCAGCCGCAGCGGCGAGGCCATAGGGCAACAACGCGCGCGTCGCTACGCCGAACCACTGCTGAAGGCTATTGTCAGCTTCGGCAGCTTGCGGGTTTTCGGCCAGCACTGCGGCGAGTGCGTCATCTTCGGTTGCGTCTTCCGGCAATCCGTCAACCGTGTAGGAAGACCCGTCTGGCAGCGTGACTGTAAACGAAGCCATGTCAGTTCCTCTTGACAGTTACACCCGGCGGCAGCGATGAACGGCCACCTGTAGCGGTTTCTTCTTCGATGCGCCGACGTCGCGCTTTCGTCTGTTCTACGATACCTGCGGACGGTGCGTCGCCGCGGTAACTGTACGTTTCGTCAAAAGCAGACTGCACGTTACCCTGCGCTGTTTTAAGATCAATCAGATACTGACGCAAAGCCTCGCGAAAGTCGTCGTAATCTTGCGCCTGCGAGAACGCAGCAACGCTTTTCTCCAGTTTTGCGCCTTCTTGGTTGGACACGTTGCCGAGAGCGCCGCCGGTAGGCGAAGCATCGCGCATTGCCTGCAAAGCGGAAAAACCTGCGCCGGACATGATCTTGTCGAGAAGCGCCTGCGCCCGCGTCGCGTCCTTGAACACGTTGGGAGTGTACGCCCCAAGATACCCCGTAATGGCTTTAAGCCCAACATCGTCAGTCAGCAGTTTTTCAACGTCCTGAATGTCTTGGTCAAGGCTTGTAACTGAGCTTTGAAGGGCGCGCGTAGCCTGCGGGTAAGCCTGGTCCAACTTAAGTTTGACCTTTGGGTCCATTGCAGGTTCAGCCATCTCGTCGGGCGGCTGTTCCGTGCTGATAGGTGCTGTTTTAGCCGCTGCGGCCTGTTTGCGCTGTTCAATCTCAAGCTTGCGCAATTCAAGGTTTTGGTTCTGAATGTCGGCGTTGATACGCTGAATTTCCGTCGGGATGCGGTCGAGCAGCGTGCGGCCTGCGTCGCTGCCCGCGAGCGATGCCTCCAGCGCCGACAGGCGCAGGTCGTCGGACGGCATGGCCATCAGCTTGTCGATCTGCCCCTTAACACCCGGCTGGATTTCGGGCGGCAAGAGGTTGTACGCCGCCGTGATGGACTCCTTGGTGCCGCCGCCCTTGAACGCGGTGGCGTAGGCAGGCGCCAGCGCGTCCACCAGCGCCGCTGCCTGCTCCTTCTGAGCCGCCTGCGCCTGCGCGGCGCGCTGCTGCTCAATGGCGTAGATGTTCTCCATGCCCGCCGTGCGCGTCTGCATCATGGCGTTCACGTCCGGCAGGCGCGGCTGCGCCATCTGGTTGCCAGAGAGGATGATGTTCGGGTTGATAGGCATGGCAGACGCTCCTTACGCGCGCTGGCCGGGCGAGGCAAAGCCCATGGCGCTATTTGTAGGCGTGATGGACCTGAGATAGTTCTGATACGGCTGCGCCGCCTGATACTGGCCATAGGCGCCCGCAGCGTCTGATGCCAATCCAGAAATGCTGCCCAGCGTGTTCGTAAACGCGTTAGCTTGTCCCATGATGCCCGCCGACTGAATATTGCCAAGCGCGGTCATGCCCTCACCGACGTTGGCTGCCTGCCCAGCAGCCGCAGCCTGCCCAACGCCCGTCAGATAACGGTACGGGTCCATGCGCGCCTCGCGCTCAGTCAGATACCGCTGGAAAGCGTTCTGGTATTCCTGGCTGGCTGCATCCTGCCCGAACCGGGTGATGTCCTTGAGCGTTCCGCCTGACTGTAGCAGTCCTCGTGCCGACGCAGACCGCTCCAGAGCCTTGAGGCCCTCGGACATGCGGAACTGGTAGCCGGGATCGGCTTGGAACTGGTCCATGCTGAACGACTGATACGGCGCAAGGTTTTGGTACTGCGTCATGGCGTTTTTACCCGCCTCAACGTAAGGCCGCGCAAGTTCCATCTGCGCTTCAAGGGCTTGTTTCTGGGCTTTGGTCTGTGCCTTGGAGGCATCTTTGACCGCCTTGGCTTGCGACCTGCCGCCGATTATGGACGCGCCTGCGCCGACAACCGCCGCCCCTGCAATTGCTGCTACTGGTCCCGGCATCAGGAAAACTCCTTCAGATATTCGTGAAGCGTCTCGCCATAGAGGTGCATCACCGTCATGGCCTTACCCATAGCAGTTGCGTGACCCTTCGTCAAAAGGACAACCAGCAGGATCAGATCGTAATAGCCAGCCCGCCAGACGAACGACCGGGCGTCAGCCCACCCCTGCCGTTCGGCGTCGTCCGACGCCTGCCACTTGAGCACCAACGTTGCCAGCCCGGACTGAAGCGCGGCAGCGTTGGCGAGGTAGAACGGGTTGGCGGGCATGGTGACCAGCGAGGCCCAGATGGCGCCGTTCAAGTCATCACGGCTGACAGGGTCGCCGTCAGCCACGTCGTCCAGCATCTGGATCATGCGCCACACGTCCAGAAGCCACTCGACCGCTGCGGGAGGCAGATCAAGCGTTTGAAAGTGAACCGCCAGCGATTGCCCCGCAGCGTCCATTACGTCACCTCGCGGCCGGACACGCGGATGTTGATGGCTGACGCCGTTCCAGCGATGGTCGAGATGAACCCGCTGATGGCCAGCACATGCCCGACCAGTTCGGGAAAAGTGTACGTTTCGGACGGCTGCAATGTCTTGGTCTTGACGATCAAGTTGCTATTGCCTGCCGTATCAGCCGCTGTCACCAAGTTGACGCTGATTGTCGCCGCCGCCGCCGAATAGTTGGTCGCCGTGAACTTGTCGATGATAGCTGTAACCCCTACCGCCGTGTACTGCGTGGTCTGGGTGTTTTCGGCTGTTTTGGCCGGGACAAGAACTTTAACCGTTACGGTCATGTTGCACCTCTGGAACTGATGTTGTCGGTAACCGTCAGTATGATTGACGGAATGGCAGGATGGACAGCGGTCGCTGGGTCACTAAACAACGACGCCGCCGTATCGGACACTTCCCACATAAGCTCAAAATAATCGCCTGCGTTCATGTCAAGCAAGAAGTTCCACGCTGCGACCGCTTCGGCGTTGTTGCCTTGGAGACGCAACGTCGTGGCTGAATTTGCCACATCCGTACCGTTCTTGCGCAGCCAAACCCAGACGTTATGCGTGCCGCCCGCTGTGTTAACAAACTGTGCTGAGAACTGGATGTTGTAGACGTTGTGCGTGTCCACGTACACCCGCGACGTTGGCGTCCCGATATACACGCCTTGGGTAATGTCGGTCGAGTTGAACGTCATGGCGTAAGCAGTGTTGATTGCCGCTGCTGTCTGGTCGGTCGTGTCGTAGAACGATCCATACCGCAGTCGAGGCAACTGCGGCGTGTAGGCGGGGGCTACTTCCAGCGCCTGAATGCTGGATTGCAGATTGGTTGGATCAAACGCCGCCTGCTGCGACGCTTCCAGCGCCTGAATGCTGGATTGCAGATTGGTTGGATCAAACGCCGCCTGCTGCGACGCTTCCAGCGCCTGCAACGCCGTGAGGATCGGCCCGAGATCGGACGGCAGGATACCTGACGAGATCTGCGCTGCCGACAGAATAGCGTTAAGATCTATTGCTTCGGCGGGCGGTCCTTTTTGGACGTCATCTAAAGAAACAAGGCTGTTGCCCGTCTGGTTAAACAGGCTGAGTAAGAACAAGTACCATTCGCGCGCAATCAGCCCAGTTTCCGGGTTTGTCAGCGGCACGCGCGGCGGGGTAATATTGGTGTTGTTAGGCATTGGTGCCGCTTATCTGCAACTCGGCACCCATAATAGCAATCTTGACTGGGTCGGTGCCGCTAACCTCGTACACGCGGTCGCGGATTTTTTCAGTCATGCCAAGGCGGCGCCAGATCGTGCGGTAGCCGTACTGGCCGATCTTGCCCATTGAACGCCAGTGCTCGTTCGACCAAGTATGGCCGCCGTCGTCAGACCAACGCAGCATGACTTCTGGATCGTATCCTGGCGCGGCAGTATACGCAGTTGTCGTCAAGTACATCGGCGGAACAAACGGAATAGGATAGTCTGGCGTATCGACTAAGGTTTCAAATTCGTCGCCAGCTTCCGTAGTGAGCGTATCTCCGCTTTCCGTCACAATGTCGTTTTGTACATATTCAGCAATAAGAAGGTCGCCGTTCTCCGCGGCCAGATCTTCGGCATCATACGCCGGGTATTGTTCCAACCCGACGCCCGTTTCGCAATCAAGCTGCAATGCGTGCTGCGCCGTGCGTCGCAACGTGTTTTCGCCAGTTGGCAGCGCCCGCCACGACCGCAGCCAACGCTGCGTTCCGCCGTTATAGGCGTATGTGTTTTGGTCAACAGTGTAGATATTGCCGTTTTCATAGTCGCCCAGCAGGTTTTTGCCGTTGAAAAAAACCTGCGTTTGTCCGAGATACCGCGTCCAGCTATCATCCCAACCCGCACGTTCATGCCATGCGCCGGTCGCGGCGTCATAAACCCATGTCTTTCCAACAGACGGAAACACAAGCACATAGAATGAATGGCCATCCTGCTGGTATGTGTACCCGATGGCGTTCGACAGATCGCCATACTGTTGAATTTGCCATTCGACAGCGTGCGTAGAAACGCGCTGACCTTGGTAACCATTGGCCACATAGACAATGCCTTGGCCGCGCGGATCTTTACCCAACCAGTAAATTTGGTTGTTCATCTTGGCAACGCTGTAGCGCGCAGCGCAGCCCAGTTCGTTAAACGCACCTTGAATGCGGGCCAACGGAAAGTCTGGCAACCCGGCGTTATACCAGACTTCGGTCGAGCTGTTGCCAAACAACCAGACTTCGCGATGGTCTACAATCATGCTGACGATGTTGTCAGGATCGCCTTCAGCACTAGCAAAATCCAACGGGTCAATGCTGGTGCCGTCCAATAAGGCGGTCACCCACATACGCTGGCTGTTTGGCTGAATGAAAACAAAGTAGCCGTCAAGATAGTCAACGACCGAAGCACCAGGGAAGTCCTGATCGGCGATCTGCCCAAAGACGCCGGTAAGGGTGTTGTAGATGTAACCCTTTGGGCTGGCCGCAATCATGATCTGCGTGCCGTTATCGGCCATGCTGACCAGCCCCGTGCCATCAACAGTGCCTTTGGCTGTTGCAACCCAAGCACTGTTCACTTGGTAGAAGGTATTTGCCGACACGACATAAAGATAGCCGTTGTGCTCCCAAAGCCCGCGAATTGGGCCGCTGCCGACAACAGTTTGCAGCACCAAGCCGGGGCACCGTTGAAGAAACGCAGGTTGTTTACCGCCTTCCGGCACAACTTCAGGAAACAAGTTCACCATGCGGCTGTCCGCAGCGTTTACGCTGCGGGCCGTGTACGCTGAACCAAGGATCGGCGTCTGCATCGTTTAGGCCAATACCGCGCCGCGAAGCAAGATCACCCACCACTCACTACCCAAGAATTGAAGGACGCAAGTGTCTCCCACAGCGCCGAACGTGATACTCGTGCCGTTAGCCAAGTTAGATGGCGTTAATACGCCTGTGTCGCCGCCTGCGGCTTCAGCCACATACACGATGGTCTTACGCTGGCCTTCAACGCCATCGACCAAAGTCAAGGCGTTACCCGCCGCCGTTGAAGTGAACTTAGTGACGGATTGGGTGATATTGACGGCGCCGGGGCCAGACAGCCCCTGTACACTTTCAATTATAGCCCCATTAAAAGTTTGATTGCCCGTAAATGTCTGCGCCGCGTCCGTCCGCGCAATGCTGGCGCTGGTAGACGGGAACGTCATCGTTGTGCTGTCCGTGCCCTCAAGTGTCAGCGAGTTATTGATTGTCAGCGTCTTGCCGTCCGTGCCCGCAAGTGTCAGCGAGTTATTGGCCGTCAGTGTCTTGCCGTTGGCAATGGTCAGCGTGGCGCTCGTTGCGGGCGCGGTAATAGCAACCTTGTTGATGGATGTAGCTGTTGCAACGCCAAGCGTTGGCGTCACTAGCGTCGGGCTGGTGGATAATACTACCGTGCCTGTGCCTGTTGATGTAGTAGAGCCCGTTCCGCCGCGCGCAACAGTCAGTGTGCCTGTCGTACCTGCGACAATCGGCAATCCTGTAGCACTGGCAAGCGACGAGGTGCTGAACAAAAGCGCGTTGGTCAGCTTTTTGGTAACGCCGCCTTGAACAATCGGTATTTCATCCGCAGCAGTAGCTGTGGTAGCAACAGGAAGTTGAGAGATGGCAACGTTAGACATAATTTACCTCAGTAATTTCCTGCAAAAATGTTGAACCGCTGGCGGGTTGCGACGATGCTGTAGGGCATCGACATGATGTCGTCGGGGTTGTTGATGCGCTTCAAGTTGCGCTTTGAAGTCATGGCGATGCGCTGCACCTGCCGCGATGGCTCAACGCCAAACTCAGGCGCCAGTTCACAAGCCAGATTGTAACGGAAGCAGCGCAGGTAACCTGGCGGAAACGCAAGGTCGGTCGCCAGATTGGCAGGCTGGGTCAGTTCCTCAACCGAAACAATGTGGAACTCCAGCACCTTGGTCGGCACCGGGTAGACGTACATCTCAACGTCGGGGTAGGTCATGTTGACCCACATCACCTGCGGGTAAGTGCTGGTGACGGTCTTGACGGCGATGCCGTTGTACTGCTGCTGATTGATCAGCTTGAGCCCATAGGAAATGCCACTAGCCGGATCGCGGAAATATGTGCTGTCGTCGATGGCGATAGGCCGGTTAGCGACAATATCGCCGGTCGGCCCGAACGTGCGCGACCGTTGACCCGGTGGCCAAGTGACGACCTGATCCTGAGTAGAGAACACGGCGAGGCGCTCGGTGTTCCACGACTGGATCATCTGGTTCATGGCGGCAAGCGCGTCCTGCGCCGTCTCGGAAGACGACGTTTCGCCTTCGGCCAACTGACCGATAAGCCGCAAGGATCCGTTTATGATGTCGCCAGCCGTCGTCATGTCATTCGTCCTGCGTTAGGCGGGGTCGCCCGCGGCGCCGGGGTTCAAGCATGACATTACTCGGTTCCGGCGTATCATTCAACTGTTCGTCCGGGTCAAACCGCACCCAACCGTGACTTTCGTCATACTGCGCTTCCATCTCCATGGTGGCAATCTTGACGCCGTGCTTGAAGTGACGAAGATAAATCATGTTCCCTCCAGAAGAAGCGGGCGGCCGGAGCCGCCCGCAAGGTTACGAAGCCACCAGCGGAATGGAGAACCAGTCCGTAGTGTCATAAGCGACAAAAAAGCACGCCGTTTTGGCGGCCATGCTAAACGCAGTAGACCCGGCGACGCCGTTAATTTGGGCGGAACCCGGAGCGTACACTTTGAGCGCGGCGTTAGCTGTGTCGTCGTTCTTGATGGCGATAACGCGACCAGCCGTAGGGGCCGGAAGGACGACACCCTTGGTGGCGTCAGCGGCAGTGACCCAACTGAATGACGCCGTCAGAGCCGTTGCATCAGCGCGGGTAGAACCGGCTGCGGCGGGCTTGGCGACATCAAGGTTGAGCGAGGACACAACCGCGCCAGAGAGAGTGCCGCCGGAAATGGCGGCGCCAGAGAGAGTGCCGCCGGAAATGGCGGCGCCAGTGATCGTGGTGCCCGAAACCAGTTCGGGATCGGCGTAAGCAACGCCCACAGGCTTTGTATTCGGCATAGTAGTCTCCTTGATGAGTTAAGGCCCCCGCCGAAGCGGGGGCCTTGTTGCTTAGGCAATACGATAAATCGTAAATGCCGCGTCGCCCGTCTTGCGGAAACGGAAGATGCCGGACGTATTGCTGGTCGCGGTCAGAGAGTCCTGAATGACCGCATTACCGACAAGGGTGTTGCCCGTGCCAGCACCAAACGTCACGTCGTTGGCTGCGTCGTCGCCGATATTGATGAACGCGCAATCAAAGGTCGAACCAACCTTCATGCTGGGGAACGCCGCATCAATAAGAGCGCCAGTCGGGAACGTGTAGGTGCCCGCAGACGTGCTGCCGCTGTCCATCGTGCAGACGCCCGTAGCCAGATTGGCTGCGGTGATGGTTACGGTTGCGCCGGAAAGAACCGCCGGAGTGTCAGAGTTGTAGAAGCTGATTTCGCCCAGATTGCCGTCACCGACCTGGTAGCCACCAGCGCCATTGGAAAGTGCCATGTGAGTATCTCCTATCTTTACCTGTTAGCCCCAGATGCGCGCGGCCATCTGCGGACGGATGGTCGAGAAGCCGTACAGCACGTCGATACGGCAGGGGAGCCGGTCGTTGTTGATGTCGTACTGGCGCACGATACGCATCGAGATGCCGTTGTGAACCTGGCGGGAAGCCATATCCACACCGCTCGGCATGAGAAGGTCAGCCGTGGCGAAGGAGATGGCGTCCTTGTGGTACACAAGGTTCTGCGGGTACTGGGTCGAAGCCGCGCCGATGAAGGTGACGGCCTTGCCGGTGATCGTCAGGGTGTTGACGGTCGCCAGAGCGTTGGACGGCGAGTAGAGCGCCGGGGACACAGCAAGCGTTACCGCGCCGCCAGACGTCGATGTGTTGGCGGCAGTCACGACGAACTGCTGAAGCGAACCCGTGCTTTCGCGGGTCTGCGGGTTGACGGAGAAGCAGTCAGCCACCGTGAACACGTCACCAACGGTGAAGGTCAGGGCGTTGCCAGCAGACGCGAGCGTGATGGTCGAAGCGCCTTCCGTAGCGTTGCCGTTGACGGTCGCGCCCGTGGCAGTACGCGAACCAGTCGTGTGCTGCTTGATGGACTGCGACATGTTGATCTCCTCGTAGCCGAGGATACCCTCACCCATCATGCCGTTCTTGAACTGGCGGGAGATCGTGTCAACGGGGTTGAAGAGACCCTTCATGCCTTCAACCAGACCCGCGTTGGCCGCCGGGTTCACCGTGGCGTAGCGGCTCGGCATCATGGCAGCGTACTCGTTCAGCTTCTGCTGGGCCTGAAGCAGGACAAGCGAAGTGGCCGGGGTCGTGCCGGGGGTGCCGACGGACGAGAAGATCGACTTGTAAGCATTGGCGACGTCAGCGTCGATGGAGGACGCAAGCTGCGAGATACGCGGCTTGAGCACACGGTCGGCGAAGTCGTCGAGCTGCATGGTCAGTTCGGCCGACGTGAAGTTGACGCCAATGTGCTTCTGGCTGGAGACGGTGAGCGAGGTGTGCTGCTCGTTGTCGTCCTGCACCTGAAGGGCAGCACCGTCGGTCACCAGCGCACGGTCGGGCAGACGGATGCGGAGGGTAGAACCGATCTTGGCACCTTCGACAGCGAAGCTGTCGTCGTAGGCGCGGTTGACGTTGCGGGTGATCACCAGGTTGTTCTCAAGGATTTCGAGAGCCTTCCGGGTGATCATGTCGATAGTAAGAATGCTGTTAGCCATTGTCTTTTCCTTGGCTTAGCGTTTGCGTTGTGCCTCGTACTTCTTCGTCTGACGCAGCCGTTCTGCTTCAATCCATTCCGACGTTGACATGCTCTTGATAGAGCGCGGGTCGGTGGTGTCGAACGCAGGCGCACCAGAGGTGCGGGCCGTGACCGGACTGATAGGAGCCGGGGCGGTTGAAGTCTTCTTGGCCGGTGGAGACGACGCCAGTCTGGCCTCGATCTTCCCGATTTCCCGTGCCTGCAAGAGCGGGCTGAGGCGCGCAATCCGTTCGGCTTCCTTTGGGTTCGACCCCAAGTGATAGATCACATCGGGACCGATCTCGGAAGACTGAATGGTTTGCGCCATCGTTTCCGTGATTGGCAGCTTCGGGTTGTAGGCGACCTGTTCAAAGTCGTCGTACTTGCCGCGGGCTTCCTCTTCACGGTCCTGATAGGCTTCGAGCGTTGCCGTGCGTTCCGCCTCCGCTTCCCGCTGGGCCAGCATCTCTGCCGCCTTGCGTTCCGCCATGGCTTCTGCGTAGGCTTGCGCGTTGGTGAAGTCGTCGGGCTTCAGCGGTTCCGGCGGTGGTGCCGGGGACTGGGCCGTCTGCTTCCGCGCTTGCTCGCGCTCCCATTTCCGTTGTTCTCTTGCGAGACGTTTGCCGACGATGGCGTCCAGTTCTTCCTGAGAGAAGGTCTTGGGCGCATCCGTAGGCGTCGGTTCCGGCGATGAATTGTCTGGTTCAGAAACGGGGGCCGCCGTGGGAGCCTGTTCCGGCGCGGTCGCAACCGCTAGTTCGTTCTCGGTCATTCACTTACCTTTCGGTTCCTGGCGTACCCTGCCAGTAGGGTTAGGCTTTGTGTAACCCAATTTGTTACGGGTTAGCAACCCTGACGTTTTATGCGTTGGAAACATCAAGGTCTGAACGACCCGTCATATTGGATGCAATTAATAAATTTGTTTGTTGCAGAGCCAGTGCCAGTGGAGAATAAACTGTTTGCGTTGTTAGTGCCAGAGTTTCTGGCGACAGCATTGTTTACGACTACATACGAACAGTTATTGAGGTATATACCATAAGTAGACGGATGGTTGTTGTCGTTGTAACAAACAGACCGAACTTCACCATACAAAAGTCCGCTTACCTCAACAGCCCTAGATGCGTTTGTGCCGCAATTTCGGATAAAATCCCGCCCAAGCGAAACACCGTAAGACCCGGCTGCAACAAGACCTTGCAACGGAAACCCGACAACAGTGTTACCATCGGTCCTTACAAAGTTTGATGTTGAAAGATTTATGCCGCGCTGCGTTGTTGTTACCCCGTCAGCGGTAACACTGTTGTCTTTCACAACCAAATCGTAGTTGTAATTGGCAGAGATGCCTGTTGTAGACCCCCTGACAATATTACCTTCGACCAGAACACGTGCGCTCGTCCCCATACTGATTGCGCCTTGTCCACCAGTGTTGTCGTGGACAAAATTGTTTCTGACGATGATGTTATCGTTATTACCTTCGCGGCCATACACACCCCAACCACGCGCGGCGAGGACCGGGTTAATACTTAGTGTTCCAGAACCTGCATCTGGAAACGAAGATACCTCTTGCCACCCAAAAGCAACGCCAATCTTAATTTTTGACTGCGTAGCGTCAATGTCAACAATCTGATAGCGGGTGTCGGTAACGTTTGCAGGCCATACAGCACCAGAGGCTGTCTGTTTCACCAGCCACATGCCGACGTTAATACCTAAGTCGTCAGTCAACCTATCGACGCCAGCGGTGCCGCTTGTTACAGTCATGAAGCCTGTCGCAAGATCGAAGTTAGAAACCCCTAACCTATCCCCTGTGCGATATACGGGGTCGTCAAATTGGGTGCCACCAGCAGCAGACGCGATACCTCCACCCGCATTATTAAACACTTCATTTTCTTCAATAATTACTTCGCTACCAAAAACGACAATAATGCCCGTGTTGTCATTATTGTATACGCGATTGCGCCTAATGACACACTGCATAATTGCCGATTGGCCGTTTGCCATGTAAAGATTTGCTTCAACGTCGATCCCAGCTTGAGGCGAATTAGTAACGGCCCCAGAAAGATCGCAACCCTCAATCAAACACCCATGCACGGCAACCACCGAGATCACGTTACGCCCCGGATTGGTGCCCTTGCAATCTATGATGCTGATGTTTTTTGAAACATTGTTGGCGGCGGGGTTGCCACCAATGTAGAAACAGTCATCACCGCCGCCGCCGGACCCATCGGCCCACAGGCCGCGCACAGAACACCGATCAGCACCTTGCAAGATGTAAATGTTATGGCTGCTTTGTGAGCCGTCCATCGTGGTCTTTGCGCCGTACCCCCAAATATGAACATCAGGCTGTTGAATCTGAAAACAGCGAGAACCGCCGCTAATCGCGACAATGTTTACCCCCGGCTCAAGAAAAATAAACGTGTCGGCGACTGGAATAATCCGGTCTGTTAGATAAGTCCCCTTGGGAAAATACAGAGTTTTTCCTGCGGCAGCAGCAACAGCCGCATAGATAGCCGTCGTGTCAATCGTAATGCCGTCTCCAGCAGCACCAAAGTCTTTCACGGATATAATATCGCGCATTTTATCTTGAGCGGATCGTGCAACTGCACCCGCGCCAGAAGATAAGAAACCGATCCAGTCAGACCCATCTGCATCCGCCAAATCTTCAACATTACCGATTTGGTTATTAAACCCAGTAAAAGTAATCTGAGATGCGGGCGGGGGTGCAGGAACAGAGACGTTGTCGTATGTACCCAACAAAACCGACGCAGATGTGTTGATAACAAATTTGTAATCTGAACCCTCAGTCAACCAAATCTGGCCACCTGGCACACGCCCCGCGCTGTCTAACACGATAGGGTTAGTGTGCGGCGTGCCGCCCGTTACAGAAGTGTATGTAGTTTGCGGCGTAGTCGTACCGGCTGCGTAGGTATATATTTTACCCCCGGACAACGGTTGACCGTTGTTGTCAAAAAACTGACCTGCATAACCGCCAATAGGCGAGGGATTAACTGGCATACTTATACCCTCAATATATCCGTTAACAAAAACGTGTGCGCGACAGCCATGACAAACAAACTAAGCATGTCAGTACGCTTTCGTCACACTGTTAGTCCATGCCTCAGCAGAGGCAATCGTTGAGGCCGACAGATTTGTTGCGGAGAAACGCGCAATTAAGCTATAGAGCCTGCCGTTAAAATATCCAGCCGCAGTAGCTTGTCTGCCTATGTATAGTACCTGCGAACCAAAACTTGTCACCCCACTATCCGTAGCAGAGCCCGTTGCCTTGACCGTTCCGTTTTCTCTCAAGGAAATTTCACCTGCTCCTGCTGCGGCGGCGTCATACAGAGTTGAAAACACAACTGTATACGGCGCGACTTTGGTAACGCGCGGTGACAAGTTAAGAGCCGACCCATATAGAACGGCGCGGTAGGCATCCGTCGAACCATCGCCAGTAATAAGACGCATCATGGCATCTGTCGCAGTAGTAGTGGTATCGCCAAACTGCCACACGGGGCTATTGTTTGACCTTGGCAATCCTACTCTGGTGCCTGCAAACATCTGCGCTTTTGTTACGCTGCCAGGGTTAATGCTCGCCGTGGCAAGAAAATCCGCCGTACCATCAAAGAAAAGGTAATACGGGAAATTTGTGGTGTCGTAATCAGTAGCTGTGGTGACACGCTGATAGGCTGGGAGACCTACGCCATCGCTGGTGACGCGGAGATCTGCGTTTGTAACCGTTCCCGATACGGTAATGGTAAGCGATCCGGCAGTGCAAGTAATAGAGTTGCTTCCTGCGGTATACGTTCCGGTGGCTGTACCCGATAACGTGACGGAACCATCGCCGCTAAAGGCGAGCGTGTAAGCCGTTGCAACAGTTGTTACCGATTGCGTAGACAGCGTAGCCGTAGCCAAAAGCTGGTTCACCCTAGCACTCAGCACGGGGCAAGAGGCTGGTGTGGCTTGCGTGGCGGTGTTGCCGCGACCGGACTTGTCAAGAATGCGGCCTACAGATTGCTCCACCGCTGTAACAGGCGTGGTCCCCGCGCTGTCTTGGAACATCGTGGTGAAATCGGACGGGTCGTACCAAACACCTTGCTCGCCCGCTGCAAAAAGCGAAGCAGGGTTAAATGCTTGACCTGCCGACAGCATCATCACGCCGTAACTGGGCTGGTAATAGTCCAGATACCGCTTAATGCGGTCGCCGCCATCAAAACCAGCCGGGGAGCGGATCATGCGTAGTAAGACACGTTGATGGTTGCGGAAGCCGTCTGCTGGATGAACTGGATGGCCTTGAGGTCGCCGTCGTAGGACAGCGACACGCCCGTGGCCAGCGGCATCCCGACCGAGGCGGTCGGCGCCGTGCCGTCATCGCGCCAGCGAACGGCCTGCGTCTCCGCAACGACCAAGGCCAGAGTGGCCCCGACCGGGACGGTCAGCGCAGTCGATGCAGACAGGCTGGTGATCTGCTGGTAGCCCAAACACTGCGTGGTGGTCTTAAGGCCCATGATAGCCTCCTTATGCGAGGAACTTGAGTTTGTAAATCGTAGTATAGTACAACCCTACGATCTCGTCGATGACGTTCTGAAGTGGCGTGCAGTCCTTGTCTACCACCTTATACCGAATGTCTTCAATTTCTGTCGCCTGCCGCTCAAGAAATTCCAGCACGTTGCTGGACTTGTCCGCCGACATCAGCATGACCGGCCCGATCAGGCCGTACTTGCCCTGGTACATTTCGGCAAACTTGTCGGCAAGGTCGATGATTGCCGGGTAGAACTTACCCAACGCCTTGTGCTTGGCAAACGACCGTGTGTTGAGGTGTGCCGAGTGCGTTACGTCGCGCGCAAGGAACAGCATACCTAGAAACTTGTCGCAACCGCTCATACAGGGGCTCCTTCAACAGGCATTTCGGGCGGCAGCGGCATCTGGCGTTCGGACGGCTGCGGCATCGTCGGGCGTCCGTTTGAGATGTCGCCCGTTTCGATGGCCGCTGCGATGGTGCCCATGACGATGTCCTGTATCTGGTCAGGCGTCATGGCGTTCTGGACCGCCGAGATGCGCTTGGTCTCGGCGTCATACGCTTTAATCTGCAACTCCTGCGCTTCCATCGAGTTCTGGATGTTCTCGACCATACCCATGGTTTGGTTGAGCTGCTGGGTCAGCGCCTCGATCATCTGCTCGGCAGACTGGAGTTCCGGCGACTTGTCGTCCTCGGCCAGCACTTTCGGGTCGATGATCTTCTTGAAGCGGGCCGCCATCTCCTGCGCACCCGGCCAGTCCATGTTCTTGATGAACAGGTCGCCCGCCACCTGCCACAACTGCGGGCTGGTCTGGAGGATGTTGGCCATGGCCTCGACGGCCTCCTGGCGCTTGGTCAGATAGCTCGGGCCCGTGGTGATGACGACGTCGTAGGTGCCGACCGTCGGGTTGTAGATCTTCTCAATGACGTTGCCCGCAGCGTCCATGATCGGCTTGACCGGCTCGGGCTGCTGCGGGTTGATCTTGGCCATGCCAACCTCACCGTCAACGCCGATGATGCGCGCGATGCGCTCGGTGTCGTAGATCTTGGGGATCATGTCCACAAGCTGGCGGGTGATGTGGCGGATGGCGCGGCCGAGGTTGTCAACGTAGTGGTAGGTGCCCGTGTCGCCCTCCTGCACGCGCGCGAGGATGGCCTTGCCAGAGCGTTCGTTGCCCTGCTGGCCGAGGCTGGCGTTGTACTGGCCGGTCGTAGACTTGATGTCCTCCGCGGCGCCCATCTTGGCCTGAATAAGGCCCGTCTGCGCCATTGGCGGCTGAGAACGCTGCGGGAGAGGCAGGACATTTCCCGCGCCGTCGGTCACATCCGGGTTCACTTCGAGGTACGGCCAGTTGGTCGTGTTGGCCGTCTTCCACTGCATCTCGTATCCTTCAAACTGGCCGCCATAAGCAACGAAGGGTGCCTTGGGCGCCAAGGCCAGCATCTCGGCCTCCTGGCTGGTCCAGTAGTTGTACATGCGCTGCGCGTCCTTGGCGTTGCGCACCAACCCGGAGATGTACAGGCGTCCGTCTACCTCAAACTCGTTGCCGACGACCCGCACGACCGGGATGTACTTGCCGATCCACTCGCGTTCGTCCAGCACCTCGTAGCCGTTGGTCTTGACCCACATGACCTTGCGGCGGTCAACGGTGCGGGTGCGCACCGGCTGGCCAAACATGGCCTTGAGCTGTCCGTCCTGCGGCGTACCGTTGAAGGCCGTCACGTTGCCGGGGTACAGGTTCAGCTTGGCCTTCTCATGGTCGATGTAGAAGTATTCCGCGATACGGACGGTGTTCTGACTAATCCATTGGCTTAGTGACTGGTCGCCAATACCCTGCGCCATGATGGACGTGATGGGTGCTGCGTCGGGGAACATCCGCTCAAACTCTTCCTTGAGCAGGTCTTCCGTAATGAAGCACCACTTGGCGTCGGACCCGCACGGGTCTTGGATCGTCGGGTCCATATAGACGCTGAACGAGTTGCGGATGCGGCCGATGCGCAGATCCTGATCAAAACTGTCTTCTCGTGCATATTCTGTCAGGATGCGGATGTAGCCCTCGCCGTAGGTCACCTGGTTGTCGCAGGCGGTGTCGTAGGCCACGTCGGCGTCCGACATATACTCGATGTGCCGGATGATGCCGTCGAAAACCTCGGCCACTGCCACGTCGGCGTTGTCGTCAGCCGGGATCACCTTGCCGCTGGGCCGGTTCTGCCGCTGCTGGTTGGTGACCTGCCGGACGTGCTGCGGCAGCTTGTTGATGGTCAGACAGGGGCGCGCGTTGATCGTCTGGCCCTGCACAGAGCCACGCGTCGCCAGCACGTCGGCGGGCCACTGCCACTGGTTGTCGGGCGAGCCTGCCATGAAGCGCAGGTCGTCCAGTTCGTCCTCGCGGCTTTCGCCCAAGGCAGAAATGGCCATGGTAAAGCGCGACCGCATGGTCGAGAGCATGTCGCTCTTGTCCGTACCGCCGTTGGCGACCTTGGCCGCGCCTTTCAGACCATCATCAGCCATTTACCTCTTGCTTCCTGTTCCGGGGCCAAACTTCTCCATGCCGCCGCGCGACGAGCGGCTTGCGCCGCCGGTCGAACGGCTTGCGCTAGATGTAGCTGTCCGGTTACCCGTCATGCTTGACACGTTGCGGCCGCTGCTGTCTTTGCGCGGGCCAGCCTCGCCTCTTTTTGCCATGGCATTGCGCTGCATCTGCTGGAAGGCTGTACCACCAGTTTTTGTCGCAACGCCAGCCTTGGTCACGGTCGAGCCAGTCGTCTTGCCGCTGGTAAAGCCCGTTGTGTCGCCCGTTGCGCGGTTGACCGCCATGCGGGCGGGTGCGGTTGCAGGGGCGTTGGCAGGCGTAACGCGCTCAGAAACGGTCGTGCGAATAACCTGCGGAGGCTTGGGCTTGGGCTTGGGCACGGGCGCGGCGGCTTTCTGCTTAAGTTTGGCCAACTGCTGCCTGCTGTACTCGTCCATGCGCTGGCCAACGGGCTTTACGGGCCCAATCGGCTTGCTGTACTTTATGCCAAAGGGGCCAAAACCGCCCGACAATTTGCTCTTTGGTTGCGTACTTCCTTGAAAGTCGCCTTTGTAGTCGGCGGTGTTGGGAATTTGACCGCGGTCTGATTTATACGCAACAGAACGTTTAGCCATCTTACTTGCCCTTTTTGTTCTGTGCCTTGCGCTTCGTCGCGTAGGCGATGGCCACAGACTGCTTTGCGGGTTTGCCCGCAGCCATTTCAGTCTTGATATTCTTGCGGAAGGCGGATTTACTGGAGTTTTTGACTAACGGCATGTCACTTGTCCTTTCTGGAGCCCTTGACGCGCTTCATGCCGGGCAGCCCGCCGTAGCTGGACAGCGACCGCTGCGCGGTTTTGGCTGATTTCTTGAAGTCGGCGGCAGTTGGAGCACCTTTGGCGCCAACTTTCCGCATCTTTTCGCCTGATCCGGCGGCAATGCGGGCCTTTTTAGCGTGAATTGCAGCGTAAAGTCCGGGTTTCTTGGCCATTTTAGCACTTCCACCGTCTCATTGAGGCTTTGGCGCGGCTGCCTTCGCCTGCTTTGGCTGCAATTGGTCGCATACGCTTACAAAACGACGTTTTTCGCGCCTGTTCTGCATCATTACGCGGGTTTGGCGCGGGCGGCTTCAACTTGCTGCCCGTCGCCTTGTTGTACTTGGCACGTCCCTTGGCCGTCAGCCCGGCGCCCTTGCTGACGGGCAGCTTCTCACCGCGTCCTACCGACAAAGATACGCCTTTGCGCGCCATCAGGAACCTAGCCAAGAGGTTGAAACACTTGACTGACCATAAGCCTTGCGCGGCGTCCTGTCAACGCGCTCGCCTCTGGAGGCCACGGGGAACGCGAATGTAACGGCTATCGCGTCTGCGGCGTCGGGGCTTGCGAGCCCACGGGCTTTCATCTCCTTCTTGCCTTCGAGGAAGATCGTGCCCTTGCTGTCCGGCTTCATCAGCGGCGAGATCAGGTCCGTCTTCAGCACCCGGTCGGGTGGGATCGACGCGGTCTTCAACCATTCCCGCATGGCTCCCCACATCTCGGCCCGCTTGTTGCCGTACATGACCGGCTTGCTGCTCTTGGACCCAAAGTTCACCCCCTTGACCTTGTACCGCTGCTCCTTGAGCCGGTCCACGACCCCCGCGCCCAGCCCGCCCTCGTCGATCACCACCATCGTCGGCTGGAACTCTTCCATCGCCTCGATGACGCGACCGACTACTTCCATGGTGTCGTCACCGCGGTAGCGCTTGATTGCCACGATGTCTCGGCCTTGCCGTACCGCGATAACTGTAGCGTCGGCACCGAAGCGTGCCGGGTCCACGCCGAGGACCACTGGAGCCGAGGCGTCCTTATAGCGGGGTCGTCCCATGGCGTCGTCGACGAGATGGATCGGGATGAACTGGTCATCTCCAGCCGAGGGAAACTCACCGTAGACCTCAACATGCGCCTGAACGCTGTCAGGCCCGTATTCGAGGATGATCTGCTCATAGACCGCCTTGTCCGTTCCTTCGACCGTGCGGGCGTCCACGGTCTTGTTGCGCCAGAAGTCCCGCTTGGCGTTGAACGCCTCGTAGAAGTAGCCCGTGTTGCGGCGGGGGTTGGAGAACGCCATCCAGAAGCGGTTGGGCGTGTTCTCGGTGAAGAAGCCCGCTGCCACCTGCCAGATGCTGTCGGAGATACCGCTGGCTTCGTCGAACACCAGCATTACACCATCGAAGTTGTGCACGCCCGCGTAGGCGTCCGGGTTCTCTTCCGACCACAGTCGCCCCTCGACGCCCCAGTAGCGCGTGCCCTTCTTCAGGTCGCGCTCGACCAGCTCGGCCAGCCACTTGGCGGGCATGACGCGGGTAGCCGAGACCTCGAACCAGTGACTGTTCAACGCGAGCGCCAGCCACTTGGTGATCTCGGCCCAGGTGATCGACCGGAGCTGCGTCTCGGAGTTGGCCGACACGATGGTGCTGGACCCGATCCGGGTCGTCAGCATCCAGATGATGAGCCACGAGACGAGGGCCGACTTGCCGATGCCGCGGCCGGAAGACACGGCCATGCGGAGCACGTCGAAGTCCACCTTGCCGCTGTTCTGCCTGATGTGCTCGGCCAGATCGCGCAGCACCTCGCGCTGCCACTTGCGCGGGCCAGAGAAGTGCTCCAGCGGCGTGCCGGGCTGCCCCCACGGAAACAGCCACATCACGAACTTGAGCGGGTCGTCCTTGAGCGACGGCGCCCACAGGGACGCCATCAGGTTCTGCTCGTCCTCAGCGCTGTAGCGCGTGGTCTGCATTATTTGCGGCGGCTCATAAAGCCTGTAAACGCCGACATTGCATTGCGCGTGTTTGCGTTGCCGCCAGAAAAAACGCCGGACAACAGGTCAGCAAACGCATTTCCTTGCTGCGATGGCGCAGGTTCCTCGGGCGGCGACATGAACTGGTAGAACATCTTGCCCCGGCTGCCCAGCATGGACGGGCCCACTATGCGCAGCAGTTGTTCTATAGACTGCGCGCGGTCACCAAGGTCTTCGCGAAATTCTGGTCTCAAGGTCCAGCCGGAATAGTCAGAGAACATTGGCCGCGCGCGGCGTTGGTTTTGGCCAAAATCAAACCTTTGGCCTGCCGTGCCGGGGGTGCGCCCAAACAATCCTGTAACAAGTTGTTTTTGCGCCGAAATGTCAGGTGATTTCGGAAACATGCGTTACCTCCGTTGCAACAAGGTCAATTACGCGCCGCTGCGCCTCTTCCAACGCCGCCGTGATGCTGATCTTCTGCTCGATGCTGACCTCGACCGCCTGCTTGGCCACCCACCCATGGGCGTAGCGCAACATCTCGGTCGCCGCCTTGGCGTCGCCCGCCTCGGCAGCGGCGTACAGGGTGGTGGCCATGGCGCGCTCGCCCTCGGCGCGGCCCTTCTGTTCGGCGTACTCTGCGATGGGGTCCATCTGGCAGAGCTTGCGATACTCGACCGGCGTCATGCCAGCGGCGAGTGCCAGGCTGTCGCCCTTGAGCCCCAGCTTGGCAGCCGCGTAGATCGCCTCCAGACGCGCCTCGGTGGCGGTCAGTGGACGCGGGTCGTAGGGCAGTGAGTGGAAGGTCATGACGTCAAGATAGCGCGGGTTGGCTGTTTGAGCAAGCGTCAAGTATTTTGTTGTGAGCGTGGAGAAAAAATAAAAAAATTCGTGCAGCCCTTGGCCACGGCAACAGCAGCCGCGCTTGGCCCTGCCCCCCCCTCCCCTCTGAGCACTCGCAGCAAAATGCTGCACTGCACCAATCTGCTAGCATGGTAGCAGGCTAGCCTAGCTAGCATGCTAACATGTTAGTTGCTGGCGTGCGCGCCTGGCGGCTATGTGCTGTGGACCTTTCTGTCACCAGAAACGTTTCGTCCTCAGATTGGCGCGCCAGCTTCCCGGCATGAACTGTCCACGCTGCCCGACGCGGAAGCGTCGGCCGCCAGCTTCGCAGTAGACAATGCTAAGAGGCGTGCGCACGCCTATCTTTAACAGGCATGGAAGCAATGGCTCAATCGCCAGCGCCAGCGTTTGCTTGTGACTTGACGTAATGATTTCGTCGCTTGCTAGCGTGGATAGTGTGTCATCCAGCGTCGCAGTATTGTCGGCGTAAGTGTCGGCGTAGACATAAAGCTGTGCCATGCGGCTAGTCCTTTCTAGCGTTTTGTTTGCTCTAACAATCTAGCAGACTAACAGCGGGATTGCAAGCGCCGGGGCAGCGGAGAGGTGACGTAGCGTCACTGTGGGGTAGTGTGGGGTAATGTAGAACGTTAATTTTACTCGAAGTCGCCCTTCCAGTAACAGCACACTATTATATTAGCATTTACTAATATACACTTAACAGTCCTTTAACTAGAGAGATAACCCATATTACCCAAGAGCCGATGGCGTATAGCTTTTAGCCCCGCTCTGCATTGCCCCACGTCGTACCCCACGCGTACCCCAGCCATTGCCCAAAAGAAAACGGCGGCCGTTTGGCCGCCGTTTGCTTACTACACGCCAGCGTGTAGCACGTCCTGCTACGCCGCGTCAATAGACACGCCTCAGCTTTTTGAACTCCACGGCGTAGCCATTGTTGACGTACAGTGGAACAATCTGAAAGCGATGCTGGTTGGCACCAATCCAGTTAGCCATTGCGTGCGAGGTCTTGAAGCGCTTTGTGGTCCACATGGTCCGTTTCCTTGTGTTGTGTTGACAATACGTGGACACTAGCACGAAAGAAAAAGTGGTGTCAACAAATATTTGTTGTTGACATTATGTGAGCAGTTCGCTATTCTGCGTCTATCAACCACGGAGAACGGAAATGGAAACGACAATCACAACGCGGGCCGGAAACAAAATCACAGGAATCTTCACTACCTACACAGACGACACGGACACGGTTAAGATCACAAAGGGAAAATGGAAAGGCAAGCACATACTGATCAAGAAAACGGACCGCGCCTAGGGCGCGGTCTAGCAGGCGGCCGCCATGCGCGGCCGCTCACTAGACCGCACCACAAACACGGAAGGGAAACACCACGATGACACACGAAGAGTATCCTGGCGAAAACGCGCTTTTTGACGCGGAATATGCCGACTATCAGCGCCGTGCGCGCAACATTGACGACTGGGCGCGCGCCCAGTACGCGGCCGGAAAGATGTCCGAAGCTCAGATCGAGCGCGCCGTCGAGCGCATGTTTGACGCGCTTGACGACGCGTATATGCCGTCGCGTCATGCCGGGTTTACCGGCGCGCAATCGCTTTCTGATTTTATGGGAGAATAACAATGGAAAGCTACTGGTACGCATACGGGTACACGTCGCGCGTCAAAGCCGAAATTGCCCTAGAGATTGCCTACAATCGCGGCGACGTCCTGCCCGGCGAGAACCCCCGCGTTGAACCGTACCGCACACGCGACGGCGCCAAAGCCTATGGTATCCGCGTTAACTAGGCTCTAGCAGACGGGCGGCAAGCCGCCCGTTCACTAGATCCTAGTCTAAACTCAACCAAGGAAGGGAAACGACACTATGAAAAACAGCGAAATGAAGGCCAATCGCTTTCTGACATGGCACAAGGCGCGCCGCCGCGTCGCCTACATCCAGTCCAATCTTAATCTCGGCCGCACTGTGTACCTTTGCACCATGACCAAGGCCACCAAGCTCACCTCGAAGCACATTGGCATGGTGAAGGCGGCAAAGAACGGCGCGTTCGTCCAGAGCGGAAAGAGCTGGGTTTGCATTGATGGCTGCAGCATCAAGGTTGCCGCCTAGGCACTGGCATGACGGCGCCGCGGGCGCCGTCTCACTAGTCCCTAGTCTAAACTCAACCAAAAGAGGATACTACAATGCTAATCGCAACTGACATTCTCAAGGCCGCGCTGTTTTGCGCGTCATCTGAGGAGAGCCGCTACTATCTCCGCGGCGTGCACCTGTCCACGTCCGGTCACCTGGTGACAACGGACGGTCACAGGATGTTTGTCGCCCGGCTAAATGATCGCCCGGCTGCCGACGTCATCGTGCCCTATGCCGACGTCGCCGCGGCGCTCAAGCTCGCAGGCGCGCGCTGCAAAGATATAGAGGTGACGGTTGACGTGACCGGAAGCGCGCTCCCGCAAGTGACCGGCAAAATCCACTCGATTGCCTATACGCCCGTTGACGGTACTTTTCCCGATTGGCGCCGCGTCGTGCCGACGGGCGAGGAACTGCCGTCCGGCAAGCCGGACGACGCGCCCGGTAACGTCCACTTCAATCACGCCTATGTCGGCGATTTGGCAAAGATGGGGAAACTGCTAGGCGGCTCGTCTATGTTGCACCCTGTTAGCGCCAGCCATCCCTGCCTCGTGACGTTCGGCGAGCGCGAAGATTGCCTTGCCGTGCTCATGCCAGTGCGCCGCGGCTCCGGCATACAAGGCGAAGCCGGGTTCGGCTCGCACGTCAAGCGCCGCGTGATCGGCTGACAACTAAAGCTTGACGGGCGGCACATGCCGCCCGTATACTTTCCACGCAATGTCAACTAATGGAGACTACACTATGTGCAATGGATGGAAGAACCGCGAAACTTGGCTCGTCAACTTGTGGTTCGGCGACAACTTCGCAATGGACGCCGACGACGGCGTTGAAATCACGGCCGACTATATCCGCGACATTGTCGAGAACTACGTCGACGAAATCGTCCCCGCGTCGTCGTTCATCGCGGACATGATGGACATGAACACTATTGATTACGACGAACTCGCCCGCCACTACGCTCCGGAGATGGCCGATGCTGAGTGATAGCCTGTACCTTGCCGCGCAACTCGCCAAGGTCGCCCTGCTATGCGGGGCGGCCTACACCTTCACCTACTTCATGCTTGCGATATAGGAGGGAAACAATGTCTTATCTCTATGTGCCCGTGACCATTGGGGTCTATCGCGGCGACGTCCACTTGACCGATTTCGATTGCGAAGCCCGCGTTGACTATGAGCTGCCGGATGGCCCGTCTGGCGTGCTCGACTGGGACGTCACCGCGTTCCATTTCGCAGGCAAGCACAACGGCAAGCCGGTCTATACCGAAATCGGACGCACAGATCCGCTCTGGAAGGATCTGTACGCCCACATGGACCGCGAGTGGATCCACGATCAAGCCCGCGAGGCCCTTGCGGCCGACGGTATATGCAACATCTATCTGGACCCGGACCTATGACGCGGCCACTATACGACGCCCGCGGCCTAGCGCCGGACCCGGAGCGGCTCGCGGAGGCGCACCATGTGCGCCGCGACCCGGACACTGACGAAGTATCGTGGCCACCGTCGCGCATGGCGGCGGTACTGCGTGAACTCAAACTTATAGATGAAAAGGAACTCGACCGTGACACATGACTTCACCTACTTGAACCAACTCAGCGGTGTCGATCTGCTCGACCGCGCGCACCGCGGCGCTTGGATCGGCCCGGAGGCGCACATGATCCGCGCGCTTGCCGAACGGCTGGAGGAACACCTCGACGCTGTCGCTGATTACGACGCCATCAATGCCGCCCTCATGGACGCAAACCAGCGCGCAGAGGCTCTGGAAGATGAGCTTAACAATTGGAAATCCATCGCTGAAGCGCTGAACGGCCGCGTGAAGGAATTGACCTATTGACCCCGGACTTCGCCTATTGGGCAGGCCATTGCAGCGCGTTTGACGACGCGACCCTGCTACGCTTCCTTGCCGCCGTGGAGGCCCGCCGCAACCGCTACGACGCGGCCCTTGCGGCCGCGCAAGCGGAGGCCATGCGCCGCAACCTCATAAAAGAAAAGGCCCCCGTCACCGGGGGCCAGTCAACAACGGGGAGGAAACAGCCTTGACGTACCACGACGTGCCACTGGACGCAATAGAGATAGAGCGGCGCCTACGGGCGTACCTTGACGACCTGGTGCAGCTCGCGGGCGGCCCCGTGACGGTCTGGCGCGCAGCCCGCATGGCTATGGAGCACCTGCGGCGAGCGGCCGACGCGCCCAATAGCGAGCCCGTGACGCTGCCGACGACGCACCCCGAGCGGATCGTGTGGGCGGTGGCGACCGCGCATGGGCTCACAGCCGACATCCTGCGCGGCCCGTCGCGGACGCGCGACGTCAGCGCGGCGCGGCATCATGCGGTCTGGGAACTGCGCCTGCGGCGACCCGACCTGCCGCTGGACAAGATCGCGGCTTGGCTGAACCGCCGTGATCATGCGACGATGATCCACAGCTTGAAGACGTTCCGCAAACTGCGCGCGAACGGCCAATACGACGAAGAGCGCGCCCTTGTGGAGCGCGCCTTGTCATGATCATGCTGCTGGCCTTGGTGCTGGCGGCCCTTGTGGCCGCCTGGCTCGACCTCTAGGACTTCACCACTGTAAGCCCCGGACCTGCGGCGTGCTCGACCATGCGCCGCAGGTCGCTCTTTGAGTAGGTGCGCACCATGTCCTCGCGCGCCCATATGTTCTTCTTGGTCTGGAACTCGGCCGATTTGACGGCGCCGAGGTCGATCCAGCCCGCTTCCTTGAGGCCATGCAGCAGCGCCGCCTGGGGCACCTTGACGCCGCCGGGCGCGCCCTGCTGCAATGTGCTGCAAAGCTTGTGGAACGGCGAGGCGATGACGCCCGCGGCAAACTCGGCCGACGGCTTGTGCACCTGCTCGATGACGTAGCTTTCCGCCATGCTGCGGCCCGTCTCGATAAGACGCGTCCGGTAGTCCGTCCACGGCGGCATGGCTGCCGGGTTAAACGCCGACACATCGCGGTCGAGCAGCCACCGGCCCACGGCCTGGAGCCCGCCTTGCTTCTTGTACCACGCCCACAGCGCGACCGCGTCGGCCTTCTCCATGCGCGGCGCGTGCGACCACAGGCAGAACCAGCGCCTGTCTTGCGTTGGCAGCGACAGCGGCACGGGATCGTTGGTGAACGCCAGCACAAACAGGCGGTTGACCATGTCGTAGGGGTGCAGGCCCTTGCGCTCGATGGTCAGCGTGTCGGGCGGCGCCGCGATGATCGGCTTGAGCTTGTTGGACAGCGAGCGGCGCTGCGCGGCTTCCGGTTCCTTGAGCTCGTTAAGGATCAGGATCTCGCTCTCCAGCGCGTAGCCCCAGCGCGAATTGATCCCGTCAGCGTCCACCAGCCCGCGGTTGCGCAGGTCCGGCCCGCACACGGACCAGATGAAGGGGAACCAGAACGTGTCCTTGCCGCAGCCCTCGTCGCCGCCATGCAGCACGGCGTGATTGATCTTGATCTCCGGGTGCTGGAGCTTGTAGGCCATGACATCAAGGACGTGCTCGCGCTCGACCAGATCGGGGATCAGCAGCTCGGCATGGGCCAGCCATGGCGCGACGTCGCCCGGCGTGACGCCGGACAGGTCCGGCCGCGCGTTGACCCAGCGGTTGCCGTAGATCTCCCCGTCGCGCGCCACGAGGACGCTATCGCCCGCAGCGTAGGTCAGCCCGCGCAACACCCGCGCGCCCGCGCCCTGGCGGTTCTCGTCGTAACAGACGGACGCCTCGACCTTGCGTTGCGTGTGGATGGACTTGCAATCGACGTGTCTAAACACGGCGTTGAACGCGCCGCGCGTCATCTCCCGCCGGTCGATCATGTCGAAATAGGCGTCATCCTCGACGATGTACGCGAAGCGGCTGAACCACTCGCGCTTGGTCAAGCGGCCCAGCTCCTTGCGGTCAACCTCGGCGATGACCTCGGCAGCCGCGTCAGGGAACGCCTCGGTCGGCTGGATCGTCGCGGCCACCATGGCCATGCGCTCGGCCACCAGCTCCTCGCGGAAGCCCGCCTGCACCGTCGGCCCGCCCTGCTCGGCCACCCATGCAAGGAAGGCGTTGCTGTCGAGGTGCTCGCAGTGGGAGTGGTAGCAGCAGAACGCCCGGTTGACGGGCGAGTAACGCCCCTCGATCTGGCCGTCCGTGTGCGCGGCATGGTTCGGGCAGACGACGCCGCACCAGCCCTCGCGGTTAACCTGGGAGAGCACCAGCCCCTGCTCGGAGAGCCACTTGAGCACGCTGTCGGAGCCCGTGTCGCGCAGGCGGATGACCTGCGGCCCGGCGCTGTCGGCGGGCGCTGGCGTGACGTCCAGACCCTCGCAGATGGCGGCAAGCGTGTATTCGCGCTCAGGGTGGAACTCGACCAACCGCGCCGGGAACAGGTCACGCCCCGGCTTGAGGTTGGGCGAGCCCGGCAAGCGGCAGTTGCGCACTGCGTTGGTGGCGCCGGGGTCCGTGTAGCCTGCGGCTGCGATGGCCGTGATGGCCGCGACGAACTCGCCCTTGGTCGGCTGCTCCTTGAAAGCGTAGCCCCACTGGCAGTTGCCGGGCGACGTCTCGACGATCCACGTCGGCGGCACGGGCGGCACCTTGGACTTGGTGCCGATGTCGTCCAGCATCATGAACAGGACGAACTCGCAGTTGGCCGCCGAGGCCGACGGCTTGCCGTCGAAGCGGTCGATAATGAACGAGCCCGTGTTGATGAACCAGCTCTCGCCGTCCCTGCGCGCACGCGACGGCAGGAAGGCGGGCCACGTGAACTTGAGGGTGCCGTCGCGGTGCGTGACCTGCTGCCCGTCGTACATGACGGGCTTCTGGCGCACGATCAGGGCTGTTTCGCCGTCCGGCGCAAGGCCGGTTAGATATTCTAGAAGGTCTGACATTGTTTCCTCGTTCTTATGGGTCAGTCGTCGTTTTTGAGCGGCAGTACAGAGTACCTTGTTGGCTCGTGGGTAACAAAATCCCACGATATTGTGCGGCTGCTGGCGGGCCAGGCATTCAAGGCCGCCGCAATCGCCCCGCCTACGTCGCCAATCGCGGCGTACCCACTCGCGGCTTCGATTGCTTCGTCGGGTATCTGGTCACGTTTGATCACGGGTCACCTCAAGGTTCTGAAAGCAATGGCGTTGTGGACCGTTCGCACGCGGGTCCGCACCCTGTTTCCGTCGTTTCCGCTTTTCACGAGCCAGCCCTTGGCCGTCCTGCCGACGATCACGCCGACGTGATTGCGCCAGACGACGATGGCGCCGATCCGCGCCCGCGTCGGGCGTCCGACCTTGGCCCAGTTCCGCGCGCGCCACAGATCCTTGCGATGCGGCATTCCGAAATAATGCGCCAGATAGCAGCCGCACCAACGTGACGGGCAGCCCCTCGGCTGACCGGGCTCGCGGGCCTCGACGCTGGCGGTAGAGATCAGCAGCGCGGCTAGCGCAGCGAACAAGACATTCTTCATGGTTCACCTCACTTGCCGTACCGTTGCATCACCTTGCCGCTGGCACCCAATGGTAGCCCCTCGGCCCACGCGGGAGGGGTGATCATAACAGCCTGCATCGCGGCTGCCAATTCTTCTGATTTTTCTGTATCAACCTCAGCTACAATTTCGTCGTGGACGTGCAGCACGACCTCGACGCCCGCGGCGTCCAGACCGCGCAGCGCCTCGCGCAGGATGTCGTTGGCGGTGGCCTGCACGATGTTCTCGCAGGCGAGCCCGCGCCAGAGCCGCGCCCGTGGCCACTCCTTGGCGTCTGCCGCAGGCTTCCACGACGCCTTGGCGTAGGACACGCCGTCCTCCTCGAACCGCGCGTAGGGGTAGCACAGCACGCGGCCCGACGGCAGCGCGTACCAAAGGTGGTCGCCTTGCTTCATGTACTGCACGCGGCCCGCCTTGAACACCTCGCCGGGGTTGCGGATGGCGCGGGTATACGCCTGCTCCAGATCGGCCCAGAACGGCACGGCCCACGGGTTGGCGCGGCGCCACAGATCGACCGTGCGCCTCGCCTCGCTCTCGGGCATGTGGACGCCGTAGACGCGGCCCATGGCACTGAACGCACCCACGCCGCCGCCGAACCCGCAGGCCAGCACGGCCACCTTGCCAAGCTGCCGCTGCTCGTCAGTGACGGCCGTCTCCTCGACGTTGAACATGCGCGCGGCGACGGCAACGTAGATGTCGCGGCCCTCGCGGAACACGTCCAGCGTCTCCTCGCCGTCCATCGACAGCCACGGCGTGACGCGGGCCTCGATCTGGGCATAGTCGAACACGGCGAAGACCTTGCCCTCGGCCGGGATCAACGCCGGACGCAGCATCGACTTCAGCACGTCGGTGACGCGCTTGCCGAACTCGGGCACGATCTGGTGCCCGCGCACGAGCGCCTGGCGGGCTAGTTCAGGCTCTTTGGCACATTTTCGGGGGAAGTTGTGGACTTGGAGACCATAACTTGATGCGCGGCCCGTAGCGCTTCCCCCAGCAAACACAAACGCACCCCGGACGCGACTGTCGAGATCATCTGAGAGCGATGCAGCTCGCTCAAACTTCGCCACCGACGATGCCCAGAGATCGTCCGCGCACTGCACCACTTCAGCGACTTCCGCAGGGACTTCATCAGGGTTTTCCTCCGCAAGGGTTAATACGCTCGCGCGCACGGTCTTGTCCAAGCATCTGTGCGCCCGGTCATTTTTCATAAGCGTCATAAGTTTTCGGGCTTCAGGACCGACACGATCCCAAACCCAATCTTTCATTCGTACGCTGCGCACGCTCACAATTTCGCGCTGCGTTATCTCGCAAACCAGATTTTGTATCTCAATCGTCTCGGCGGCGGCATACTTGACGGCTGCCTGCGCCAGCGGGCGGTCGAGGCGCACGCCGCGGTCGTTGATGCGCTCGTTGACGTGGTAGTCGAGCAGCTCCTCGTCGGTCAGCCCGCGCATGGCCTTGGAGAAGGCCCGCATGGCGCGCACGTCCTGCTCGCAGTACTCGATCATCTCCTGCATCAGCCCGGCGTCCTCGCGGAACGTGCCGTTGGCCTGCGGGATGGACAGCGCACGCACCAGTGCTGCGCCGCGGTGATCCTTGCGCATCCCTGCGCCCGCGAAGCGGCCCACGTCCTCCAGAGAGCCTGGCGCGCAGTTGGCGCGGGCCTGCGTCGCGGTGCAGTAGAACTGCGTCAGCGCGGGCTCCGGCACCTTGAAATCAGGGCAGATCACATACCAGAACAACAGCCGCTCGAAGGCGGCGTTGTGCGCGCGGATCTGTACGCCGGAAAGAATTGCGGCCGAAACTTTCTGTGGAAAGGGTTGCTCAGGCGTCCACGTCTGCACGTCCTCGTCATCGAAGGCGTAGGACATGCACAGCACCTCGGTGCTGGGGTCCTGCATATAGTTGTAGACGCCACGCACCTTCAGATCGCAGCGGCTGCGGGTCTCGAAGTCAAGCCAGAGTATTGTCATGAGTGTGGTCGGGGCGCGGCCCCAGCAGAAACCGCGCCCCTCGCCCGTTACGCGCTGCGACGGCGGCGGGTGGGGGCATCCACCGGCGCTTCGCTTGCGGGCGTCTCTTCCGTCTGGCCATCAAGGCTCAGCCAATTCACGACCTCGAACACGGGCGTGAAGATGCGCCCGTAGGACTTGTGAGTGTAGTGGTCCTTCTTCAGCCTCACCGCGGGCACCGGCTTGGCCTGATCGGCCTCGACCTGCGCCGCAATGTCAAGGGCCAGCTTCTGCACGGCACGCTTGCCGCCGACGCTGGTGACGCTGTAGCGCACCTCAAGTCCCTCGTCCTCACCGGACATGCACTTGAGGCTCATGCCGACCTGAAGCTCCCAGCCGCGCTTGGCCTGCGGCGGCGCGGGGTCCAGTTCGGGCAGCGGCTCGTTGACCGGCACCATCTTCTCGGCCAGCACCTCGCCATCGCCCCAGGCGATGTAGCCGTGCACGAACGAGAACGGGTTGACGGCCCAGGTGCTGCCGTCCTCCACCTCGGTCTGGTCAGCGCCGAACACCCAGTGTCCGGTCTTGTCCATCTTGAGGATCGCCACACCATCGGCACCACCGACGCTCGCATCAAGCGAGCGCAGTGCCTGCGACAGGTTCTGGACGGAGGGAAGGTTGGCCTTCGCAAAGGTAATCGCGTTCATCTTATTGTCCTTTCTAGACAAGTTTACCAAGGGCAGCAGCAAGATGCTTGCCGACCTGCAACGACGCCGGGCGCGGATCATCCGCGGGTGCCAGCGTGTCACCCGATGAGACGGCGGTGATGAGCCCTTCCGGCATGGCGAGCTTGTGCTTCTTCAGCACCTTCTCGACCTGCGCCGGGCTCTTCAGCTCCGTCAATTCCTCAGCACTACAGCCTGCTTCGGCAAGGGCTGTCAATGCCGTCTGTTCGTTCACCCACTGGCGCATCGCCCGCTTGGGCACCAACTTCCAGCCGGGCAGCTCGACGCCCGCCTCCAGCAGTTCGACGGCCATCTCGCGGGCGTCCCTGATCCAGCCCTCCAGCAGGTCGATGCTGGCCAAGGCTTCCGAAAGCCGGAAGATGTTGACCGCCTTGATGTTCTCGCGCTTGGCGCGCTCGACGGCGCCGTTCACCAGCGGGCAGATCGACTTGGCAGCGCACCAGCGGCAGTGGTCGCCGGTCGCCAGCGGTGCGTCCGGCCGCTGCGCGGTCTTGACGGCCATGATCAGCTCGGCCTCGAAGCGGCGCACCCGGTCGAGGTCCGTCACCCAGCGCCGCACATGCGGCGGCTGCACGATGATCACCTCGACCGTCTCGACGCCCTCGAAGGCCCAGCGTGTCGCCTCGGTGCGAAGTGCGGCAGCCGTGTAGAAGAGCGCCTGCGGGTTCTCTTCAGCCTCGACAGGCACGCCATCGCCAAACTTCCAGTCCAGCAGGATACCGCGATTGCCAATCCGGCCAACAAGATCGGCGGAACCAAAAACACCAGGGAGAGCGTCACCAAAGCCCACCACCTGCTCGACCGCGTATTCCATCTGTCCATCGGGGTCGATATCATTCAGCGCCTCCCATGCGGGCAGCAGCTTGCGCTCCAGCCGGTCCTCCGTCAACTCGATGCCGTTGTGCATCGTGCCGAGGAAGTCGCGCGGGTCCTTATGCGTATCCAGAATGGTGGCGATGACGTTGTGCAGCAGCGTGCCCTCGTCGGCGTAGCTGCTGGACGGCTTGGGCGGCACCTGCTGCACAAGCGCGACGCTGCCGGGGCACGCGATGACGCGCTTGGCGGTCGAGCCGCCGACAATGTTAGAGTGTTGGGCCATACTGTATTCTCCTGTTGTTTCGTCAGTCGTTACAGATTTCTTGTTGACCTGTCAAGCATTGTTTGTTAGAGGCTGGTCATGGTACGCGAAAGTGAAATCGAGAAGTACTTCGTTTGGACGGTGCAGCGCATGGGCGGGACGGCCTACAAGTTCAAGTCGCCCAACCACCGCGGCGTGGCCGACCGCATCGCCTGTCTGCCGGACGGCTCGACGTGGTTTGTCGAGTTGAAGGCACCCGGCGGACGGCCATCCCCGCTCCAGAAACTCTTCGCGGCCCGCATGAAGGAACTCAGGCAGAACTACACGATACTATGGTCAAAGACGGAGATAGACGAATGGCGGCATACTATAACGAGTTCGACCCCTACGCAGCCCAATGGCTGCGCAACCTGATCGACAGTAAACTGATAGCGGAAGGTGATGTAGATGACAGATCAATTCGGGGCGTGGCTCCGGGCGACCTCAAGGGTTACACGCAGTGCCACTTCTTCGCCGGTGTCGGCGTCTGGTCCTACGCCCTCCGTCTCGCAAGATGGCCCGACGACCGGCCCGTCTGGACCGGCTCCTGCCCTTGCCAGCCATTCAGCGCCGCCGGAAAGGGAGCAGGATTTGCCGACGAGCGTCACCTCTGGCCGGAGTTTCATCGGCTCATCAGCGAGTGCCGCCCTCCAGTTGTCTTTGGAGAGCAGGTTGCGAGCAAGGACGGCCTCGGCTGGCTCGACACTGTACAGTCTGACATGGAAGCATCGGGCTACGCCATTGGGGCGGCAGATCTGTGCGCTGCGGGCATCGGCGCCCCGCACATCCGCCAGCGCCTCTGGTTTGTCGGAGAAAGGTTGGACGACACCGCAGGCGCACGACACCTCGGGGCGCTCGCTCGGGCAGAAGGAGAAGCACGGGACGAAGCACGGCTGCGCCTGTCTGGTGAGGGACGCAGATCTGGCGGGCTGGCCAACGCCGCGCTCGACGGACGGCGACAAGGGATCGAGGACGGCGGAAGGCTGCGAAGCGGAGATCGCGCGGAAGGGTCGGCTGGACGACCTGCCATCGACGGCGGTTTATCTGGCGGGCTGGCCGACACCATTGGCGGCGGACAGCCGGGGCCGGGCGGGGGCGGCGGCGCACAAGGACAGCGAACTTCCGAACGCGGTTTGCAAAGTGGATTGGTCGGGCTGGAACACGCCAGCAGCCTCGGACGGGAACGGGGGCAAGCGCCCGCACCCGGACACGACGATGACGGGCCAGCACCCGGAGGGCAGGAAGGTGAACATGGGGCTGGCCTCACAAGTTCACATCGGCTTCCTCAAGACGGAGCCCGCCCGACTAACGGCCACTGGCGAGATGCTGACTGGCTCCACTGCCGGGATGGCCGCTGGCGGCCAGTTGAACCCGGCACATTCCCGTTGGCTCATGGGGCTCCCGCCCGAGTGGGACGCCTGCGCGCCTACGGCAATGCCATCGTCCCGCAAGCAGCGGCAGAAGTGATAGGAGCCTACCTTGACGCTCGCCCTTAGACCCTACCAGAACGACGCGGTGACGTTCCTCTACGAGCGTGACCGCGCCATGATCCTGGCCCCGGTGGGCGCGGGCAAGACCGCCATCACGCTCACCGCCATGCAAGAGTTCATGGTCAACGGCGTGGTCAAGCGGTGGCTGGTCGTCGCCCCCAAGCGGGTCTGCACCGACGTGTGGCCGGTCGAGGCCCCCAAGTGGGCGCCGGACCTGACCATCGCCGTGGCGGTCGGTAACGCCGCCAAGCGCCGCGCCGCCTTCGCCTCAGACGCCGCGGTGGTCGTGGTCAACTACGACGTTCTCGACGTCGTGGGCGAGGACTTCGCGCGGTTTGACGGCATCGTGTTCGACGAACTGACCCGGCTCAAGAACCCGTCCGGCAAGCGGTTCAAGGCACTGCACAAGCACCTAGGGCGCTTCAACGTGCGGATCGGCCTCACCGGATCGTTCACGTCAAACGGGCTGGAGGATGTGTTCGGACAGTGCTTCGTGATCGACCCGACGCTGCTGGGCCGCACCAAGGGGGCGTTCCTGCAGCAGTACTTCGTCTGCATCAACCGCGACTTTGGCGAGTGGATGCCACGGCGCGGTGCGCTGGAGCAGGTGATGACCCGCATCCGCCCGGCGACGTTCGTGCTGGAGCCCGGCGTCTACAAGGACAAGCTGCCGCCGTGCCATGTGGTCGAGATGCGCTGCGACATGCCCGACCGCGAGCCATACGAGAAGATGAAACGCGACTTCATGGTTAAGATGCAGGGCAAGGACATCACCGCCATGTCGGCGGCTGCGGTCACGACCAAGCTTCAGCAGATGGCCAGCGGTTGGGTCTACCATACGGTGGACTGGAACGGGCCGTACCGTCTGCCGGTCTGGTTCTCGACGCACCGCTTCGACCTGCTGGACGAGGTGCTGGAGGGCAACCAGCGGGCCAACACGCTGATCGTCTACAACTTCATCGAGGAGTTGGCGGAACTGAAGCGCCGCTATCCTGGGCGGCTGTGGACGCTGGACGACGGTGCCGACGTGATCGAGCGCTGGAACGCGGGCAAGATTCCGCTGCTGGCGGTCCACCCCAAGTCGGCAGGCCACGGCCTCAACCTGCAACACGGCGGCCATCACCTGGTGTTCCTGTCGCTGCCGTGGTCGCTGGAACTCTACGAGCAGGTCGTCGGCCGTCTGCACCGCAGCGGGCAGGAGCGCGACGTGTGGGTCTACGTCCTGCTGACGAACAAGACTATCGACGAGCGCATCTGGGCGGCCCTTGCCGACAAGCGCGCCATATCGGACATCGCACTGGAGGAGTTGAAGGGATGAGTTGGAATTGGCACGATTTGAACGTGGTTCTGGCGATGCGTGACGAGCACCAGGTCAAGGCCATGCTGGACGAGGAGGTCGAGGTCCACAAGCGCCCGACCTACGCGGTGCGCATCCATCAGCGCTACACGACGCTGCGCGCGGTGCGCGAACGCAAGGAAATTCTCGCCGCACTCTCAGGAGACAAGCATGAGTGATATTGTAGAACGTCTGCTCCTACTTGCAGCCGTAGATAATTGCCAAGCATCTATTGAAGCCGCCGACACCATCACCCACCTCACCGCAGAGAACGAGAGGCTGCGGGCGGCGCTGCGTGAGTGTGAGGCGGAGCTAAACGCCTACTACCGGATGGAATATCCGAGCGACCACCCATACAGCCAGAAGGAACTGGCGCAAGCTATGGCGTCTAATCCTGCCACCGTTGCACTGAAGGAGACAAACAATGATTGAGCTTGAACAGATACCGGAGGAAGTCCTCCGCGCGTTGTGTGCCAGCATGGGCTGCGAGTGGGCCATGCAAGACAAAGAGGACCAGATAATCATTCGCCGTCACATCACCGCCGCTATCAATGCGTGGCCTAATATAGATAAGATTTATAGGTCTGAGGACGAGAAACTATTCACCATCATCCTCCCCCTGACACAGGAGAACAACAATGATCAAGGCTGAACAGATACCGGATGAGGTGGTGGAGGCGGCTTTATGGGCTTACAACTACGCATTCAGAAATTGTTACACGACAGAAGAACAGGACATTGCTATCGCCATCGCCGCCGCTATCAATGCGTGGCCGGGGATAGAAATCCACACTGACGGCACTGATGACTGGGTTGAACTTACCCTGCCGCAGGAGCCACGCACATGACCACCACACCAGAGCAGATAGAGGCTGCGCTTGCTGCGTTCGCGCTCGCATCTGGCCTTGGCATTTTCCCCAACGACGAAAAGGACGAGGAGTGGCGTGAGGACTTAGTTAACGGTATGCGCGCCGCCATCGACACCATGCGCCCCGTCATCCGTGCCGAGGCGCTGGAGGAAGCGGAGGATGTCGTTGGAGAAGTTGGTGATTGCGCGGAAGTTGGCGCTTATATAGCCGTTATCAGAGCGTTGAAGGAAAAGCCATGACTGACATTCTAGACGAACGCGAGAAGACACACGGCGATTATTATCAAGTGTCTATGATGGCACAGGAACTGAAGGACGCCATGCGGCGCGGCAAGAAATGGAGAATACTAGACGATATGCAGCGCGAGACGCTGGAGATGATCGCCAGCAAGATTAGCCGCATCTTGTCAGGTAATCCGCACGAGTCCGACCATTGGCGTGACATAGCTGGCTACGCCACGTTGATCGAGCGGTGGCTCACACCACCGGCTGACCTCGAAACCAAGCCTGACCGTTGATCACGCGGCAGAACTCCGGTTCCAGCAACATGCCGCTAGGTGCGAAATGCAACACCACAAAACCCTGTGACCAGTTCACGGGGTTGTCCTCCGCATAAGCGAACTTATCGTTATCAGGTCCGTAATCCGAAAGCGTTCCGCACTCCACGCCCCATCGAAGGCCATTGTAATCCGCAAACATAGTAGCCTGGAGCCGATGCGTGTGGCCGGTCACAATCGATTTGCCGCTCTTCAATGTGTTGTTATAGGCCCCATGAACGCCTTGGTGAATGCGATGCTTTACAACCGTATGCTCATTGAGCCATAGGCTTGTGCAGAACTGCCACGCAGGAAAATGGTCTGCGATGTCAAATCCTTGGACCTGTACATATTCCGGCGCTGCTTGAGCCAGCCTCGACATGAAGCGGTTGTCGTGATTGCCATCGGTCCACATGAGATAGCAGCCCGGAGGTGCATAAGCCTCGATCTCTGCGTGACGTTCCTTGACGGCTTCTAGTTCCTCGGCCACGCTCGGCGTCTGCACACGAGCGCCTGGAGGATGACGACTGATCTTTGCACCGTCGAAGCTGTCGCCGTTCATGATGACCATCGACGGCTGCAAGTCCTTGATGATCTCGATCATGGCTGCGAAAGCCTTGCTTCGCTCACCCGGCCAGAAATGCCCATCGCTGCCGATGATGACGGGGCCGACAACATTTTCTTTTAGCGCGCGGAAACCTTTTGTCGGCACCTCAATCTTGATCCGCTGGGCGGGCTGCGAGATCGTGTTCAGAATGATTCCATGCTTGCGCTCGAGGCTATCCCGTCGAGCGTTAACGCCTCGCAGGTTGAGGCCCAATTCTTTGGATACGGCGGACGGTGAGCCTAGACGCTTCCATGCGTCAATGAACTCTTGATCGGAGTACCTCTTAGTCATTCGCTACTCCTGCACGCGGCGAAAGTTGAGCCGCCAGATCACATCTGCAACTTGCTTGCCGAACATATCGATCTGCTTTTCTTCTGCTTCTGGGAAGACAAGATGCGCCACCTCATGGGCGGCTATTTCCAAGAGCAGCTTTGGTTTCTGGAGAAGCCGCGGGTCTAGCTGGATGTGGTCTTCGCCAATATAGGCCCAGCCCCAAGCACGCTCGCAGGTCTTCCATTCTATGGTGATCTTGCGGCGTGCCATAAATCAATCCTTGCATCGCTTCCGGCGGTGATCCCATTCGCCGCCGCGGCGGATGCAGTCGCGCCATTCCTTTTCTTTCTCAGGCGTCATTCGTTTCATTAGAAAAGGCAAAGATGCCTTGAACATAACAATGCCAAGGCCGAACCAAAAGGATGGCCTTTGAGCGACGAGAAAGCCGCCAGCGCCAATGCCGATGAACAGCACGACGATGGCGGCAATCTCGATCCAGTTCACTTCTTGGCCCAGATAGACCAACCAGCGGCGAATATAACTCCCAGTGCGCCGATGATCTCGTTCATGGCGGTGGCGTCAATAACTCCGGTTCCGACAACATAGCCGCCACCAGCCGCGAGAACGGCGCGAACAACGCCCCAGACCATTTCTTTTGTCATCACTTACTTCCTTTTGTTGTGCCGGGATATTGCTTCCACGGCAGTTGGTAGTGAGGGCCGTCCTGGAAAGTCTTCCAGTCACCGCCCCATTCGATAGGCACGTTTTCTGCTTTCGCAGCGGCCTTCATGGCTGCGGCGATCTTGTGATAGAGGGGCCAGTCGCCACGGTATTTCCCGCCAATGATGGCTCCGAGGTCGACGGCGTGGGAGTAGCCGTTCTTGGCGATGAGGTGGCGAGACTTCAGGGTCGTGGATGCTCCACTCGCCTTTAGAATCTTCTGCTCTTCGAGGGTGCGCGGGCCGCAGGTGATGATGAAAGTGAGGGTCTTGTCTTTCCAATCGCCAGCGCATCGATTGACCACACGCACCAGATCGGGATGAACGCCTTTAAGCTTGGCGAAGGACGCGCTGTTAAGCTTCATTTGCGTAATGCCTCTTCGATGCTGTCGAGCTTCGCCATGATGGCGCGGCTTGTCTCACGAATCTCCTTGATCTCTCGATCATGCGCTGTACGCGATGTTTCGGTCTGCGCTTGCAAGACGGCGATGGCAGTCTCGTGCGCCTGTTGCTGGCGGTAGATCACCCAGACAAACGCGGCCACTGGCGCGATGATCCATTGCATGATGGCCCCGAGCACTTTGAAGGTCTGATCGTCAATCATGGCACTGTCTCACGGAGAAGAGGCATATTCGCGGCGGCGGAACATCCAGACTTTTCCAGCGTCTATACCAGCACCAAAAGAACCGCCACTAGTTCTAAATCTAATTGACGCATAGAGAACTTTTTGGACAGTGGCGTCATACGTTCCTATAGTGTTTGTTCCAGAAACGTCGCTGCCAGCATAAGAACTGATTCTTGCTATGTGATTTGTCTTTGGTATCCTTGGCAACAGCACTTCCATGTCAAAACCAAAGAGTGCAGAACTCGTATTGTCGCCTATTTGCTCAACCTGATCTAACCTTGCGTCTGTCTCAAGGTAAAAAGAAATGTTTATCCCGTTGTTACTTACCGAATTATGCGACAATCCGTGAGCAACGATTCGATATTCATATCCGTCTACAAAATTAGGCGTCACAATGCTTGTTTGGACCCCGTTCACAGCGAAATCATAAATAAGCCCAGTCTTACCGTCGCCTATCGTCACTTTGTCGTGCGGATGCCAACCAGACACCATAACAGGAGCGCCAGATGCGCTCTCGGCAAGAGCAGAAGGATTGTCGCGCAATGCAGTCACCGTCGTGCTTGCAGGAATGCCGCCAACAGCAACCGCTGCGTTTGATATGCTCGTCCATGTTGTCATCAAAGCCACCTATACGGTTGAGGAGTCCCGCTCAAATCATTACCACTATCATCGAGCCAGCGCCACGGCTGGGCAACGCCGTTGACATCAAGCCCCGCATCGGTCAGCCAGGTCCAGAGCACGCCGCCCTTCTCGTTGTCTTCCGCTGTAAAGCGATATGTCAGGCCGTTGCGGGCTACCTCTGCCGAGGTGATAAGCCACTCGCCATCACGCGGCGCACCTGTGAAATCGACATCCAGATAGTGCCGTATCTGCACAACCGATCCGGTCCAGACGTTTGTGGCATCTTTGGCTGATAGGTCGAAGGTGATTTCCTTGCGAACATCCGAGAAGCGATCAAGGTATGTCTGTGCGAGAGCGTTGGCGATTGCCTGTGTGCTAATGAACCGGCAGAACAATTCCCTGATTTGCGGTTCGCCGCCATACTGCACTTGCTTTAGAACATCGATGTAGACCGAAACGCGGGAATAGTTGCTCTTCTCTGTCACGCTCGGGATCGGCGTGCGTTGCAAGTAGTAGACATGTGTCTGAGATGCGCGCTCTTCCGGCTTTTCCTCTATTGAGAAACTGCCAGCAACAATCGCATCGTCATCAGTCAAAATTGTAGGTGACGGCTGTGGCCTTACTGGCTCCATGAGAATCTTTTGGACGCGCTCATCCCACCACAAATTTGAGACGGCCTGGAGGCACACCTCTGCCAGAAGTTCTTCGATCTTGTCGGGATCGGTGATCCACGCAGTGAAATTGTAGTCTGGCCGATAGGTGGTCTTTGCTGCCGCCCAATCTGCGAAGTTGATATACTTCGCAGGGATGCCTCCCCAATTGACAAGAAGGTCATAGAGGATTTCGTGGAATGGCGTAGCGTTGTAATAAAGCACGCGCTGCACGCGGTCGTTCTGACTTTGAGCCGCTGCTGTTGTTCCGGCCAGTCCTCGTGTCAGCCCATCGAAGTAGATGTTGCCGCCGGTCGTTTCATAACGCTGGGCATATTGGATCACCTCGCTGTTGATCCTGACATATCCCGCCTCAGGATAGTCGCTCAATGTTGCGCCAGCTACGGTCATGGCCGTTGCTACGTTCGTGATGTTCGAGGCTAGTTCGCCACGGCTCAGATACGGTGCCGTCAGGTTGGTGTCGGTGATCTTTCGCAGGATGTCCTTGGCCGTGATCGAAACGCCATTGCGACCTGCGTCGATCTTCTCGATCACATATTCACGCTGCGTCATGACCGAAAGCGGTTCGCCTATCAGCCCTTCATAGATGTTCAGCGTGTATCCGATGTGATACGGATTGCGGGCAAGCCACTTGCTCCAGAAGCTGCCGATCTGGTCTGGATCATAAGCCCTCGTGGAGACGTATGGATCGGTGCCTACGTCATTCCAAGGGAAGTCTTTAATACGGACATTGCTAACAGCGCGATAGCCTAGCGGGCTTTTATTGCGCGATCCAGAGGCCACGTTGAGGACGGTTGGAGCCGTCTGATAGTTCTGCATTGCCGGGATGGCGAGTGATGGCTGGTATATGTAATCAATCAGGAACGGATCGCCAGCTTCCGTGGTGAGCGTGTTGCCATTCTCGGTCAGCAGATTGGTGTTGTTATCCTGCCATTCGTATACGTCATCGTTGACGAATCGCAGCGTCAACGACTTGCTCAGATCGAGAGCGGATAAGAACTTGCAGGTCTTGTCTGTGTTCCAACAGGCATCGCCAGTCGCATTGCAGGGCGAGACACCGAACGTGCGGGAGCAGAGCGGCTGGATGATCTCGACAATCTCGACGGGGCGCGCTGCAAAAGTCATCAGTAATATCCTGTGACGCCGAGGCTGACAGAGCGATAAGCCTTGATCCCCATGTTTACTGGTTCAACGTCTCGGTCGGTCCAGACGAAGCCGACATCGGTCGTGATCTTCGATGGATTGCCAGCGATGAAGAATGGCTGCAATGGCAGCGTCTTTGCGAACGGCTCGAAGTAGGTATCGTACCAAGCCGTTGTCAGATATTCCCAATCGTAAGATGTGGTAACGGCGCGCCTCTTGATGATGCGACCAAGCCATTGGCCTGTCTCGGAGAACTGTTGCTGTGCTTCCGTGACGCGGTTGAGATTGAGCGGCCTATGCCCTCCGTAGATCGGTATTGGCATTTGCAGAGCAGTGCCAGCGCGAATGATGCCGATGGCGATGTCCGTACCATCATTGATGACAAGTCGCACTTCGCGGATTGTATAGGCAATGCCATCGTTGTTGAAGAGGGCGCAGATGGTTGTGTTGTCTGTTGGGCTGACGGTTGCGCGCGTTGTATGTGCGCCGCCAGCCGTCGATGCGGTCGAGATTGTGATCGTCTTTCCTGATAGATTGTGCGCTGCAATGAAGACGCAATCAATTGTGGCATTAGATGCGGTTTGCAATGTCCAGGTATTAGACCCAGGTGCAAGTTCCCAACGCTGTGATGTGTAGTCATTCGTCGCATAAGACGGATTGGTTCCGCCGCCAGAGACAGTGCCGGTTATCATATCCCACAAGATGCGGGCATGGTTAAGCGGCTGATTCGTTTCGACTATATAACTGGCGGTGTTGATGGTCATGATGTTCCCAATGCCCCGGCAGCAATAATCCAATTTGTACCATCACAGACAAGCATTACCCATGCGCCATCACCACCAGTTGCCGGAATGATTGCTGTTCCAGCCGATCCACCAGCGCGCGGCACAACATTGGTCGATGCGGAGTTAACCGCAAAAGCGCCGCCGATGTTGGTAACAATGATAATGCGACCCGCATGAGAAGCAGCAGTCGGAAGTGTCAGAGTGTTAGTGGCTCCACGATTAGAGATGATGAATGTTACACCAGCCGCGACCGTGTAGTCTGTCGTGACAGTCACCGGAGCGGCAAGGGCAAACGATCCGTTGACTTGCAGCTTCGCCGTTGGCGTTGCCGTGCCGATGCCTACGCGATCCGTGGATGCGTCCACGAAGACAAGGTTGGCGTCTGTGTCGCCCTCGATGCGTTGGTCTACATCAGCGCCAGCATCGTTGAAGACGTTGGCCCCTGCGAATGACGCAGCCGGGATATTCTGAAACAGTTCCGCGCGCGTCTGTTTCTTGGTCTCTGGGACACTTGTGTCCACCACCACATAGAGATCATCGGTGGCCGTGTTGGCCCCGGTCAGTGCTGATAGTGCGCTGATCTTGATGTCGGCCATCAGGCTATCACTCCGCGAATTGTGCCGCCGTTGCGCTGCGTGCTGTTAAGCTGGTCGATGAACTGTCTGGCGAACTTCTCGCCAAAGCCCATCGGATCATTCATCATTGTAAACTGGAAAGTGGTCGTTGGCGATGCCGCTGCCGGGGCTGCGGATGCACCACCGCCACCGCCTCTACGGCCACCACCGCCACCTCCACCACCACCACCGCCGCCGCCGCCTTCCGAGACGCCCTTGATAGCCGCCACGGCACTCATGCCCTTGGCAAAGACGGCGGCGTAATTGGCGAACTTCTGAATGGGCGTGATGGCGGTCGGATCATTCATCGCACTAACGGCTGCGCGGATGGTGTCAACGATTGCTTGTGCGGCTGCTGCGGCCTTTGCCACTTTTAGCAGACGCTTTCCGCCCGCTTGTGCGACTTGGGCCATAGAGCCAAAGAATGAAGACGCGGCAGTCAGATCACCATCAAGGCGTTGAGACTGAATGGATGCGAGAGATGTAGCGTGATCTTCCGCCAGCTTGCGTGATAGGTCATAGTATTCTTGCTCGGAAAGCAGCTTGTTAGCCAGTGCGCCGTCAAGAGTTTCTTGGTTGAGCGTGTATTCTTCCGCAAGGATTTCACGCTCGGTTGCGAACTGATCGCGAATAGTTTGGAGTCTATCGACGAAGAACGGGTCTTCCTCTCGATAGATACCAGGCTCTCGCATTTTGTCTGCGTTGCCATCTTTTCCGGGGATCGCCGGAATAAAAGCACCAGCATTTGATTTCTCGACCATCGCACGAGCGGCAGAAAGATCGGCTTGAAGACCTGATAAGTCTATTCCAATTGCATCAGAAATCTGCTTCCCGAATTCTGCCATTCCTGGCACCATGTCTTGAGCAGTCTGGTAAACAAAATCTAAACCTTTCTTCAGTTCATCCACGCTATCGGTAGCGATTGCAATGCCAGCCGCTAGTGTAATGAACCCGACAAGGCCAATCTTCTTGGCAAGGTTGAAAGCTGTCATTGTAATAGTTGCGGCTTTTACTGCTTGTGCAAATGCCACAAAGCCAGCCGCAGCGCCAAACAGATAGCGCGTAAAGATTGCAAGTCCAATCCCTTTTATGATTTCACCAAGAAGGTCAAGATTGTCCTTCACAACAATGACTGCGCGTGCCACACCTTGCAGAATCTGACCAGCAGCCTCTCCCGCAGACTTGAAGATATCAGTCGATTGTGCGCTATTAACTAATGCCTCAGATACACCGACCAAGGCTGGCGTCATGCCTGTGGTAAAACTCTGCACGGCCCCAGCAACATATTGCTGAAGTCTGGTAATGTTATCGTTGAATTGTTCTGCACCTGCAGCTGCTTCTTGCGAAACAACTACGCCAAACATTCGTGCCTGATTAGTCATTTCGGCAATGCTTGCGGCACCACCGTTGAGAAGCGGAATTAAATCAAGACCAGAACGGCCAAACAATTCCAATGCCCACTGCGATTTTTGCACGCCATCGGGCATCATGGCGAACTTGTCGGCGACATCCATCAGCACTTCGTTAGTGCCGCGCATTGTTCCGTCATTATTGCGAAGAGAGACGCCGAACGCTTGGAAACTCTTAGCACTATCACCCATTTTGCGGGCCATGATGCCAAGAGAACTTTGCAATTGCTCAATAGATAAGTCAGACAATTTGGCTGCGTAATTTAAGCCAGACAACTCTTCAGTTGTCATGCCAACTTTCTGGGCTACCTTCCCAATGTTGTCAGCATAATTTAGTGCAGCCTTCCCAACAGCAACAAACACACCAGCGGAAAGTGCCCCGGCAATGCCTTTCGCAAATCTGCTTAATGCACTTTCTGCCTTGCCTAGTGCTCGATCAAGGCCAGTCGTGTTGCCATTTATGGCAATTTCAATTCCGCTAGATTGAGCCATGTAACAGTTCCTTTAATTCCTCTACATCGGCCCTAGTCAGTTTCCCGGCGTATGTTTCGCCTGGCTCTTTCGGCTTTTTCAACTCGTATTCCAACCACCACTCGGGAATGGTCATCTCCCAGAAATCGCTAGGCTGAATTCCCCATTCCCTCGCCCATAGATACATTCCGTTCCAGTCTAGTTCTCCATACTCTCCATGATCTTCGCCCTCGCCTTCGACTGGCTTTCGGTCTGGGCGTCTGGATTTTTTGACTTGTCTTCAGTCGGAGAGAACGATGTGAGCACAAGGCTGATCAAGGAAGTGATGCTCTCCTGATCGCCCGTTACAAGTTCCTCATAGACCTGTTCGTCCGTGACCCTGCACCCTGCCGCCGTCAGCATCTTTGCAAGCACGAAAGAGATGTGGCTGACAGGCGGATGACCTTGGCTTGTGCGCACGGCGATGTCCGTGAAGGATATGTCGCCCATCTCGATGGATCGCATTAGCTTCATGGAAGGGACGAAGCGATACTCTTCACCCTTCCACTTGATTGTTAGCTCCCGAAAGATTGCCATGATTACGATGCCGTGAACGTAATCGTTCCAGAGGACTGGATCGAGGCCGTGAAGGTCGTGGCGTCTGCCTGTTCGCCGGTCACAGCGAAGCTGGCAAGAAAGAAGTTGCCGGTGAACGATCCAAGGCCGAGCAGTTCAATGGTGTAGGCTTCAAGCAGAGCCGAGGAAGTTCCAACGGCAAGCGCCAAGAAGGTGGTGTCCTCAAGGATGCCTTCGACTTCGGCATCGATGGAGCGGACACCGACATCAGCCAGCATCTTGCGCCAACCGTTGTCATCCTTTTCGGTGAGATCGATCGGTTCGTTATTGATAGTGAAGCTATCAGCGCGAGCACCAGCCACGGCAGTCGAGCCGCGCTTGATACGAACTTTGCGTCCAGCAATTGCGGGCATGTTCTAGTTCCTTTCTTAGGTCACGGGTCCACGAATGTTAGAGAATGCCACCGTGGAGCCGACGCTGTTGGTGGCGGTTACGCGGCACCGGATGTATTTTCCGGTGTCCGATCCAGTGAGAGTATAAGTCAATCCAGTAGCCGATGCGATGTTGGCCCATGACGGATCGTTTGGATCAGCCACGTTGCCACGCTGCCACTGGCGAGCGAACGTGATCGTAGCATCACCAGCCCATGTTCCGTTCGTCGTCGTCTGGACGTTCGTTCCAGACAGCGTGCCAGTGATGGCAGGAAGGACAGTGTTGTACGGGCCGATGGTGGCCGTCATGCTTTCGCCGCTCTCAAGTGTGGCGGTAAAGGTCACGACATCAGCCTGTTCCGCGCCGATCTGAAGGCCCTGGAGCATGAAGTCGCCGGTTAAGGTGCCGATACCAGAGATCGTGACCACGCACTCCTTAAGAAGCGCCGTGGTAGCGGTGCCCACGGAATCCGCCAAGAGGACGGTATCCTTCAGCACGCCTTCGATCTCGCAAGAGACAGAGCGCAATCCGACATCTGTCAGCATGGTGCGCCAGCCAAGATTGTCTTTGTCCGTGATGTCAAGTGGCTCATTATTGATCGTCACGCTGTCAGCACGAGCGCCCACGATGTTGGAGCCGTTGCGGCTTATGCGAACTGATCGGCCAGAAATAGCCATGCAAGAACCTCTTCTTTGGCCGTGATTATATCACGGAAACTATGCAATCCACAATACACGGTACAAGATGAGGCCGCGCTTGGTCTTGCCATCAGGATCGCGCGAAAAATTGCAACTATCGAGTTCTGTGGTGATGTGCGTGACGCCAGCGATAGAAAGCGGCTGGCGGCGCATCCTGCCATCGACAGCATCGACTACGGTCTTGAGATCGAGCATAGATGCGGCACGGTCCCATACGTCGATCTGCACGATGGCCGATCCACCAAGGTCATCTTTGCTGTCGAACGGATTGATTGTGTCAGCCCCGATGGTGATGAACGGGAATGCCGATTCCAACTCACTATCAGCCGCTTGTGGGACATCGGTAAAGATCGCTACGAGCGGGCTATAGTAGGTGCTGAGAAGACTGGTGACGGCGCTATCGTTAAGCCGGTTGTAGACTGCCGTCTGGAGGTCATCAGATTTCATTTCGTTGTCTTCTCCGCGCGTGCCTTGGCCTTGGCGATTGCAATGTTAACCAATTCTAGCATCCGTGGGATTGCTCGCTCAACAGCAGGTATCCATGCAGGACGTTTGCCCATCTTGAATGTGCCGAACTCAAGGTGATAGGCATATGGCAACCGGCTTCCGATTGCGCGTCCATATTTGCCTCGGTTTTCAATGTAGGTTGATGTCAGCAAAGCGCCTCCATCGGTGGCCGGGGCTTCGCCTTCTTTTGACGCCTGATGCTTGATGTCTCTGTTTTTTCCCTTGTAATAAATCCGACCTGTTTTCGGCGGGTTCTCAATAGCATTTCTAACGTCTCTGAGAGCGTTTTGTGCGGTTGCTTTAACAATCAGCTCTAGATTGTTGCCAAGGTCTTTCCCATAGGCTTGCAAGGCCGCGTTGACCTCTTTCAAGCCCTTGATCTCGACCTTGACGTCCGTCACGCTGCGACCCCGCCATCAACGTCGATCTGAAGCCACTTGTTGGCGAACTCCATGTTATCGAGGAACCGGATATTGTGGATCTTGTTCCTGATCTGCACGCGGTCGGAATCTAGCAACGCGGAGGTGTAGCGCACAACAAGACGCAACCGAACGGTTGCCTCAGTGCGGTCATGGGCAAATCGCTCCGAGCCGCCAACCGGCACCACATAGGCGCGGGTCGGTGCGCCGGAAACGGTAGCCCAGGATTCCGTCTGTCCTCCTGCTCCGTCGCTGGTCAAGGTGCGGCGTTGGAACGTCACCGGCTCCTTGAGCTTGCCGGAATTCATGTCGCAACATTTCATCATCTGGCGTTGAACTCTATAATGTCCATGTTGACAGCGACATCGACGGTGCTGGCCGATACGTTGGCAAGGAAGCCGAAATCACATAACGGCGGGAAGTAGAGAGGCGGATCGAATACAACATCGAAGAGACCGGAACTCTGCGGATACTCAGTCACCATTAGCATAGAACTGTATGGTGCCGCAGTCTCAAGGATATTTTCGCGCTTGTAGAGAACGATGTTGGCCTTCTTGTCAGCATCGCTTGAGATGGTCACGTTGCGGAGTGCCGCGCTGCGGTCTCTGGGCGTGGTGTAGACAGCCATTTCTGTCTTGCCGCGTGCCAGTGTGCCATCTGCAATAACTGCCCAGTCCTCGCCTCCTGCGGCATTCTCAATGGTTATTGTACCAGCGTGCGATCTGGCGCTCTGCGTTGAATACGTTCCAGACTTGGACACATAGACATCGAATAGGCGGATAAATGACTTCGACGTTTGCGCGCTTGCGGATGCACCTGCTGTTGCCAGCGCCTGGGTGCTGTAGTCACCGAACTCATCAATGCCGATTAAAATAATTTCTCTCGCACCGGAGCCGTTGGCGGTGTCGTTCGCATTGCCACCGGCCTTGATGCGGAGATGAACATGGGCATTTGCTTGGGGCGTGCGGTAGAAGCCAGAACGAGATACAGGCACGAAGCTGGAACCGATGGAAATATTGCGTCCGAACTTGTTGAACGACCGACAACCCGAAGCCAGTCCGCGCGCAATGTCGAGACTGCTGGGATAGGTCATATCTTCATGGCCTTATATTGAGCCATAATGACCGAAGCGCCGGATGCGTCATAGGCATCACTTGCATCGCAGTCATCGCCACGGTTGCTATAGAGGAAAGCCGCAAGCTGCTTGACGGCACGCTTCATTGGAGACGGCACTGCTGCTGCATTGGCGAATCCAGACACATAGATGATCTGGATGGCGTTATTGGCTCGCAGAGCAACCGGCCAAGTCTGGCCTCGCTTGAGTGTCAACCTTCCAGGCGTCTGGTAGATGTCAATGTCGAAGACATTGGCAACCGTGACTGCCGTTGCATTGCTGCCTTCATCGTAGACAGTGACTGATGTGATAGACTGAAGAGGCCAACGCGGAATGGCAAGGCTTTGAATTGTGCTGGTGCGGTAGAGTTCTGTGATCGACATCTCGCGCACGCCATCCCACCAAGCCTCGCCACCAGCGGGCCAGCGATCAAGCGAGAGCCGCCACGACTGCGTTATGAATGCAAGGCCGGTCATGTTCTCGATCTCGGTCCTAGCGTCCGTGATGAGCGTATTCGCCTCCGCGTCAGGGAGTTCCGTCGAATCAGTGCGAAGATGCGTGCGGAGTTCCGCAGCCGTTACCGGCTCGGATGCAGGGGCGGAAGTAAGAACCGAACCCCGGAACTGATAAAGCGGAACGGCGGCGCGAAGGCTCATAGATTAACCTTTCCTAACTTTCTTCTTTGGCGTTTCGATCTTGGTTTCCAGATCAGGGATTGACTGGATTTCGATTGCCACACCATCCGCTATTGCCATTTCTGCAATAGGGCTTTCGATGGTTGTTCCGGCTTTTAACTTTAAGATCGTATGCCCTTCTGGGGCGCACGCATAATCATGCAGAAGAGTTGCCTTCATCTTATGTATCCATTGGCGCGTTGATAATGGTCAGGCCGAGACGCCCCATTGCCACGAACGGTTCCTGTTCCGTGACATCCGCAGCAGCAAAAAGGGCATCCACATCCTCTTGCGTGCAAACGACGCCCTGCGCTGTAGCTGCCGTGTAGACCGCCACTGGATCGCCGGGTTCGCTGCCAATCAGCACCCAGTCACCGCCGTATTCGTACTGCGCCCAGACCTGTAGCGGCACAAGATACCCATACTCAGGCGGCACATAGCCTGATGAGATGTAGTGCGTTGCGGGGTCTAAACCGGATGCGGAGAGCGGTGTGATCCACATGCCTTCGCCGCCGGGGCCAAAGGATTTGGCAATCTGGCGAGCCAACTGAACTCTGTCAGCCGGGACAATGAGAGTGCGGAAGATATAATCCATCAGTATGCCATCGTCCTTCCGTCGACCCATGTTTCGGTATTGCTGATCGTGGTTGCGTCAAGGTTTGCGCCGAAGCGGACAATTAAACTATAAATTTTTCCGTTGAGGTATCCGGCAGCAGTAGCTTGTCTTCCTATGTATAGTACCTGCGAACCAAAACTTGTAATGCCGCTATCCGTAGCAGAACCGATTGCTGTAACCGTTCCATTTTCTCTTAATGAAATCTCACCCGTCCCTGTTGCAGCGGCATCGTACAGAGTTGAAAAAACAACTGTATACGGCACAACTTTAGTAACTCGCGGTGATTGATTAACTCCCGACCCATTTAGAGCGGCGCGGTAACTATCCGTCGAACCATCGCCAGTAAGAATACGCATCATGGCATCTGTCGCAGTAGTCGTAGTATCGCCAAACTGCCATACTGGACTATTGTTTGACCTTGGTGTCTCTACCCTGACCCCGGCAAACATCTGTGCTTTAACTCCAGCACCGGGATTAATAGATGCTGTAGTAAGGAAGTCATCTGTGCCATCAAACTTAAGGTAATACGGGAAACCCGTGGTGTCGTAATTAGTACTGGTTACTACAGCTTGGTATGCGGGGAGACCTACGCCAGTGTTGGTTACTCGAAGGTCAGCAGATGTTACTGACCCAGATACCGTTAGAGTTAAAGTACCAGCCGTGCATACCAGCGAGTTTGATCCTGCGCTGTATACTCCGACATTGGTTCCAGATGTTGTAACTGTGCCAGTACCACTAAAAGCAAGAGTGTATGTAGCCGCCCGTGTCGTAACATTTTGTGTTGCCAGCGTAGCAGTATTTAGAAGTTCATTTACCCTAGCACTCAGCACGGGGCAAGAGGCGGGTGTGGACTGTGTAGCGGTGTTGCCGCGACCGGACTTGTCAAGAATGCGGCCTACAGGTTGCTCCACCGCCGTAACAGGCGTGGTCCCCACGCTGTCTTGGAACATCGTGGTGAAATCAGACGGATCGTACCAAGCACCCTGCTCACCTGCTGAGAACAATGCACCAGGAGAAAAACTGCGTCCATAAAGAACAGTAGATGAGAGAAGGCCAAGACTTAGGTTTATCATGGTGTCACTTCCGACAAGAGGGCTTGCAATATTGTCGCCTTTCGCCAATCGAAGTCTAATTATTTCCGCGCCAAAGTCTGTCATTTAATCCGTAACCTGACGGACAACGATGATTCCGAATGTGTCTGTTCTAACCGTGTCACCGCTGACAATTTTAAGATCACAAATGAGTGGTCGTTCTTCATCAGTAAGAGGCCACGCGGAAGTGTCACTAGCGGAAATTAAAATTTCCCCAGTCGCCGCACCAGATGTATCAATCGTCAACGTAGCAACCGCCGAAAAATCCCATGTTTTGACCTGAGAAGTAACGGTGTCTCCGGTCAAATCAACGACTCCATCCGCATCCGAGACAATGATTTTCCTGGTGAACGTATCACTTCGCTTATGATTCGTTGTCTGGATGCGGCTTGCCATCAATACCATCCAATGACGGTTGCTGTGGTTGCTGCGCGAACTTGAACGGCGCGGATTGGAAGAATTTGTCCCTTTACAACCGCGTATGTCACATCAACGCCGCCAATATCACGAACAACAAGATTGCCGTCTGCGTTGACATAAAGAGCGCGAGGACGAACCGCAAGATCAGAGTCTCCTGGCGTAATGGAGAAGTGCCGATATGCGGGACTTTCAAGCCCCATTGTATGATTGGAATACGGATCAGACATTTTTTATCTCCGGCTGGAGTGAGAAAGGTAGGGGCGGCTTTGAAACCGCCCCTTCGAGATTACGTAGCAGCCACGTTGGTGCCGACGAAGGTGGTGGCAGCGCGGTGCGGCACATTGAGGATGCCGTAGACCTTGACGGTCGCATCGGTGCCGGTGGTGCCAACGCCGTTCATGCGAACATAACGCTTGCTGCCCTTATAGCCGATGCCGCCGATGATCTTGTTGTCATCGCCATCGGCAGTGACAGACAGGGCAATCGTGCCATTAACTGAATCAGCAGCGACAATGGCCGCAGCGTCACCAGCAACGGTCGTGTCGGAGTGCTGGGCCGTGAAGGTGAAGCCAGCAGCAGCGCCAGCATCGGTCACGGTGTCGGTGGCAAGCATCAGGGTGACGGCATCAAAGCCACGGGTATCAACCCAAGAAGTAGCACCGGCAGTGGTGCCAGAGAGAGTCACGGTGCCAAGCAAGACAACCTGCTTGTTGGAAAGCATATCACGCATCTCAAGAATCCTTCTTATCGGCGTGGTTGCGGAGCGGCGTTATTGCCGCCCCGCGTTAGTTGTTACGAGCCAAGCTTGACCAGCTTGATGGCCTCGAAGTTGACCACATCGCCACCGACGCGCTTCGTGGTGTAGAATTCCACGTAGGGCTTGGCAGAGTAGGGATCACGCAGCGTGCGGATGCCGAGGCGGTCCACAATCTGATAGGCTTCGCGCATATCGCCGACGGCGATGGAGAGCGAGTTGGAGGCCGGGTCCGGCATGTCCTCGAAAGATGCCACCGGATAGCCGAGCAGCGTTGCTGGCTGACCGGCAGCAATGCCGGGCGACCAGAGGTAAGCGCCATCCGAATCCTTGGCCTTGCGAACCAGAGTGAGAGTCGCGCGGTTCATGAACCAAGTGGCGTTGTTCCGGTACTGCTGCTTGAGGCCGTAGAGCGCGTTGATCAGCGCATCGCCGCCCGAGGGAGCCGCAGCCAGAGCGCCAGAAGCGCCCGTGGGGAACTGCTCGATGGTGCCGGGGAGCGTGGTGCCCGAGCCATAGGTCAGGAAGCCACGGGGCTTGTTGGAGCCGTTGCCGACAACGAAAGCGTTGGCTTCGTCACGGGCGAACTTCTCGGCAACCTTGGAAGCAAGCCATGCTTCCATGTTGATCGAGGCGTCATCGAGCAGCTTCTGCGTAGCCTTGGGCTTCGCATAGAGTTCGTGGGCAGGAATGCGCCACTTGCCAAGCTGCGGCGTGTTGGTCTCGGGACGGCTATCCGTTTCGCCAACCCAGCCCGAAGAGGCTTCGTTGAGATCGAACAGGCCTTCGAGGGCATCCGACGAGATGACCTGGACCGAAGCGTATGCACGCATCGGGCTGGTCTCGAAGACCTTCATCACGATACGGCCAGAGAGGTCGGGATTGACCACATAGCCGCCATCGGGATCGGTGCCGACCGAGAGAGCCTTGCGCTCGTCCGGCCCCATGACTTCTTCACCCTTGCGGAGGAATGTGTCGAACGCGGCCTTGTAGCCGTCCATATCGGCAGCGCCGAATGAACCAGCAACAGCGCCACGGCGACGGGCGTTCATGGAGGCCCACTCCTGGGCCTTGCGGTCGAGATCGACCACTTCGCCACGCTCGTCGGTGACGATGCGAGACTGACGCTTAGAAGCCAGAACGGCTTCGTCAGCAATCTTCTGGGCCTTCTCAAGATCGGCTTCGATCTTCTGAAGCTTGGCCTCGGTCACGACATCGGCGCTGCCCTTCTTCTCAATCTGGGCAAGGCGTTCGTCGTTGGCCTTCTTGAACTCTTCGAATCCGGCGTGCAGCGCGTCAACCGCGCCGATGGCCTTCTTGATTTCCTCTGACATGCAGGGATTCCTTTAGCTTTGACAGTGACTGTAAAAGGGCATCGACGCCCTCGATTACGGCCTCTTCATCGCCAGCGTCCCGCTGTCTCTGTAGGGCTTTGAATCCGTGGAGAGTGAGAGCCACGGCCTCTTTACGGGAGTATCCTGCATCACGCAGGAAACGCTCGAAATCTCTTTCGGTTGTGATCGATTTGACGTTTGTCACCTTTGCATCCGGCAGCATCGGGAACGTCACAAGGCTGATCTCGAATAGGTCCACTTCCATCAGCTTGCGCACACGGCCATCACCTTCGGGTATGGCTTCCATTGTGCGATAGCCGATAGACATGGAATCGATGGCCCCGGCGCGAAGGAGCGCCATTGCCTCGCGGCCTTTTTCTACTTCTTTGAGCAGACGGCCACGGACAAACAGGCCACGCTCGTCCTCGTAAATGTCATCCCAGACGCCGATGGGCTGGCTCATATCGTGCTGCCATAGCATCTTGACTTTACGAGAGCCGAGCGATTTGCGGAATGCGCCGCGTTCGACCACATCCATTCCCTGATCGACAACGCCGAACACGGAGGCATAGCCCTCGAAGACGCCATCTTGATCCGGTTCGCGCTTGATCGTGAGGGATACGTTCTTATGCTGGATCGGTTCGGACATGAACTTGTCGCCCTCTTCTCTGCGAACTATTGCGTTGGCCCATGAGCGGCCAGGATCACCGCCCCAGAGCGCCCAGGCTATGCGACCAGCGGAAGGATATCCGTCTTCGCCGGGAGACCAACCTTGACCTTGCTTGTCCACCTCATGACGGGCGAAGTAGGACACCATCCGCTTGACGGTATCGAGCGAAAGGTTGCGGCGGTTCTTGATGTCACGGGCGCGGGCAACGCCGATCTCGGTGCCGCCACGGTTGAACTCATCACGCCATTCGAGGCCGCGTGTGGCTTCTCGTGCCATTGCCTCGTTGGGAGAGAACCCATCGGCCTTGCCTTCCCAGTTGGAAATGCAGACGGCATAACGCTGATCTTCATCAGGAAAATCAGACATCGCCTCCTCGTCGCTCATGCAACGGGAGATGAACTCGTCTTCGTTTTCGGTCGGGCCGGGGCTAGGCATGAGGGGAATATATCATTGCTTGATTGAAATCACAACATGGCCTCAAGGGCGGCTTCGTCCACGATGTAACCAACAGCACAACGGCAGTTGATGACCTCATCGCCGGGGCCTTCTGGATCACCGGGAAACATGAGTTCGGCATCGCCAACCTTGAATTTTTCGTCCATGCCCACAGGCGGTTGAGTAGCAGCGATTCGATGCGTCTCTCTGGTGCGGTCATCGGCAGCGGCCAGCCACTCACGGGCCAAGGGCAAGCCAGTCTGTTTCGCGGCCTCCTGGGAGCCATAGTTGGCAGCGCCGTGCGTCTCGGTGCGGGCTATCATCTCGGCCCTGTAGGACGAAATCTGTGGCACCAGATCGAGGATGTATGAAGCGGTGCCGCGTTGGCCCAAACCATCCTCATAGCCTTTCCGAACTGCCCTAATGATTTGATCGCGCGTGGTTTCAGTAACCTCTGTGATGCGGCGGCGGATCGCCTCTTGCTCAATAAAGCGCAACGCCCTGCGCGTCATGATCTGGGCGAAACTCTCTTTCGTCTCCAGCTTCAAGCCTCGCGCCTTGGCTTGCTCCATGATGCGAGAGCCGAACGTGGTGATTGATGCAATTGCCATCTGGCGATAAGTCGCCTCGATGCGATCACGGAAGTCGCGCGGCAAGGTTACATTGCCGGTCTGCTCCCAATGCTCGACCATCTCACGCATGGCGGTTGCGATCTCACGCTGAAGACGGCCACGGAATTGAGTTGTCAGCCTATCGAGTAATGCGCCTTGACGGCGCACCTCGCGGCGCGTGTTCGAATCAACCAGCCTTCGAGCCATAGGCCAGTGCCTTGATGTCTGTCTCGGTGAGGCGCGGCTCGAATGATGCCGCTGGCGTTATGATCGAACGGGCTTCTGCTTCGTCCATTCCGGGGAAGGCAACCAGCATCATCTGGATTGCACTCTCGGCTGGCAACATGCCATCGGCAACTGACTGAACGATTTGCACCATTGATGCGATCTGTGCGCCGTTAAGAGCGGTTTCCTGCACGCTCGTGGTGCCGGTCACTGCCATGTTATTCTCTCCGGTGATGTCGCCCTCGGCAAGTGAAAGCGGAATCTGGCTAGACGCCACGAACAAGGTATCACCGCCATCGGTCGGCCCATAGCCCTTCAAGGCGCGGCGCTCATTGATGGTGAGGTCTTGTGACTGGTCAGCCATCTGCCACATCGAAAGACGCTTCTCGGCAATGGCCGGGATGCTGTCGATGTCAGGCTTGATCTCGACACCGTAGATGGAGCCGAGCCATGCGTTCCAATCGTTTACTATCATCTGAAGCAGTGGGAGCGCCGTGTCTTCCCAGAACGCCAGACGGGCCTCGGCATAGTTCGAATAGGTGTTATCGCCAGGAATGCCGAGAAGCTGCGGCGGCACGCCGAAGGCCAAGGCAACGTCACGGGCCGAGGAGAACTTCACCTCGATGATGCCCATGTCGGTCGGCGACAGGCCCATCTGCTGCCAATCAAGTCCACCTTCGAGGAGCATGGGGCGACCGGCGTTCGAGGAGCCGGAATATTGCTCTTCGATCTGGGCCTTGAGGCGGTTAAAGTTCTCGTCTGATAGCGTGCCGGAATCCTTGACGGTCAATGCACCTGATGGACGCGCCGAGTTCTGGAGCAAGGCTTGCATCCAGTTCATGGCTTCGTTGTTCTGATCGATGGCGTAGGAACCCGCTTCGATTGGGCTCATGCCGTACCAATCGTTCAACGGGTTGAACAGCTTCAAGTGCCGCACATCGCATTCGAGCGTGCGAGGGTCCATCTCCCATCGCACTTTGTTCTGCCCGAGCGTGTACTCGTATGCAGACGGGATGCCATTGGATGACGGAACAATTTTCATGCGGTCAGGTCGAAGCTGGTAAAGCTCCTTGACCTCGCGGCCCACCATGAACCGCTCTTCGTAGCCGTTTCCCGCGATCATCAGGAACGACACCTTGGCGCGAACGTAATCGGAATAGGACTGAAGCGGATTCGGACGCTCGAGCAGCGTGATCAGCGGATGATCGACCAGTTCCGTCTCGCCACGGTAGACGCCAAGATTGACGGATGCAATGGCGTCAGCGATCCGGTTGATGGCCTGATATGCCACCACGTTCTTGCCATAGGCTTCCTTGGCGAAGCTCTCGTAGTTGCGTGGAGACCACACGGCTTGGCCTGGATTGATCACCATCAGCTTGGCGGCAGCGGATTCCTTGCGCTCTTGCGGGCGGCGGAAACGGTCAAAAAGTCCCATCTAGAACCTCACAAGGCGCGAACCGCAGGAGCAGACTGCGGCGCGGTCATATCGGAAATTGCACTCATTGCGGCGTCTATCATATCATCATGTGTGCCGTTGGGAAAGACCGAGGCCTCGGACATGAAATCGGCCAGGTGATCAATGTTCGACATGATGTAGACGTTGCCAGATTGGACGTAGGGCGCGGCATCGAAGGCGCGGGTGATCTTGTCCACGTTGCGCTGGATCGGGATGATCGGAATGCCCTCGCGTTTTAGCTTCTGGATCAGGCCGGTGCCGCTCACCTTGTCTTCGACCTTGAAGGCTCGAAGCGGCCCCTTGTCCGATGCTGCCAAATGCTTTTTCCAGAATGCCCGAGCCATCGTTTCCAGTTCCGGAGCCTCCCACTTACCGCGTGCCATATCGAGCAGCACGATCTGTCCGGTGTGCGTTTGGCCCCAGCATTGGAAAACGGAATAGTCATTCTGCTCCTTTGTCTTTTGCGCGGTGTCGGCATAGATCGCCCGCCACTTGAGCGGCGGCATTGCCTCATAGAAGCGCCACCATTCGTCCTTGAAGATGCCGCCGCCAAGCGGTGCGGGTCTTTGCATGTATTGACCAGCGAAAACGTATGGGCTGGATTGCTCAAGGCGGTCGAGCATCTCGGGAGGGAATTGTTCCGGCCAGAACGATGAGCCATCTAGATCACGGGCAGGGATGACAAGGCTATCCCAATGTTCACCGGAGCCGCCGCCTAGAAGCCAGCCGGAAAGATCATCCTCGTGGAGCCGCTGCATGATGACGATGATTGGCGTGTCGGTCTTGTTGAGGCGCGACTGTATCGTGGTCTGATACCAGTCGATCACGTTCTGGCGCATGATGGGCGAGGTTGCCTCACCGGCCTTGTGCGGGTCATCGATGATAATGGCACCGCCGAAGCCGTCTCGCATCTTGCCAGCGCCATAGCCGGTGATGGTGCCGTCTGCGCCGGTTGCGTAGACGATACCGCCGTGTGATGTGCGGAACTCATCCTTGGCCTTGCTATCGTCTTGGAGCGAAACCCACGGGAATATCGATCGATAGGTCTCGTGCTGCATCATGGCGCGGATGTCGTATGCGTTGGATGTGGCGAGGCGCTTTGAATAGCTGGCGTGGATGAATTCGGCATCAGGCACGAGGCCGATGGTCCAGGCGATGAATGCCTTGACGGCAATCTCGGTCTTGCCGGATCGAGGCGGCACGTTGATGATGAGCCGCTTGATGCGGTGGGCGAAGACCTGTTCGAGGCTGCGGCAGATTGCCCGTTGATGCTCGTTCGGCAGCATCTCTTGGTTGGTGCGGGCGCGGTAGATCGTGCGTGCGAACTTATAGAGCCGTTGATGGTTGGCGGCTCGATGCTCACTCGGCGTCATCGTAAATCTTGTTGAGCGCAGCAAGGACGGCGGCAGCGACTGGCTCCGGTCTTAGTGATCCATCTTCGTTGGAGATGTCCACGGTTTCGCGCCAGCGTGCGCGCGTCTTGAGCCAGAAGATCATGGCGGTTGTATCGCCAGCCTTTGCCTTGTTGAAGAGCGCACCGCCGATGGTTGCGTTGGCCTTGTCCCTAGCTTGCTTCAGTTCAGCGGAATAATACTTGTAGAGCGTCTCTTTGTGGATGCCGAGGATTTCGGCAATGCTCTCATGCGTGGTGCCGACCGTTGCGTGAAGCGAAACCAGCTGGCGCTGCGCGTCTGTCGGTGCATGAGGCTTGCGGCCTAGCTTGCCTTTGGTTTCTTCGGTCATGATGCAATTCCTTTTGGCATTAGCCATTGATCAATCACAGCACGCGCAACTTGCTCAGTCATCTTGGGTGGAACGCTCATGCCAATCATGTATTTGCCAATCTTGTCGGTCTTGGCGTGATAGTCATCTGGGAAACTGCCGAGGCGTTTCCATTCGCGGAAAGTAAGTGTTCTAGGTGAATCCCAATGATTTATCATCTCATGCGTGGCTGTTAGTGAATTGGCTGGAATCAAAGCATGTAACCTTTTATGATTCCATAGCTTCTCCTTTAGACCTGCCCTCACTACAGCGTCAGCATATTGCTCGCCTTGTTTTGTTTTCGGCCACCAAGTCAAATCTGTATTTGAGACGTGACGAGTGTCTTCTAGTTCTTCTTTGATCAGATGTTGCACGTCGCAGCATGACTCTTCCGGACCTATCCATCGATGCGTTGGTGACAACTTCAACGGCAACACTTCAATGTCATTCCGGATTGCAACAAAAAACACCCGCTCTCTCCGCTGCGGAACTCCACAGTCAGCAGCATTTAAAAGAAACAATTGAGGCCGATATCCAATCTCACGAAAACGCGCCATGACCATCTTGGTATAGCCCTTGGCATTGCCAAGGATCATTCCCTTGACGTTTTCAGCAATTGCAACTTTCGGCTTGAGCCGTTCAACAAGGTCAAGGTAATCAAAGAAAAGGTCAGACAGCACTTGCTTTGCCTGGCCTTCACGGAAGTGTTTGTCCTTTCCCCACGCCTTTTCGCGGCTTCCTGCCATGCTGAATGTTGAGCAGGGCGGCGAGCCATCAAGGATGTCGAGTTTGAAGAGTTCCGGAGGAAGATCAGCAGTCAGCAAGTCACGGATTGGACAAAGAAAATAATGAGGTGGATTGAGATTGCGCTTGTAGTGCCAAGCCATTTCAGGGTCGATGTCATTTGCTGCAATGATTTCGCATCCGGCTCTTTTGTAGCCCATTGATGATCCGCCACCGCAAGCAAAGGTGCTCATGACCTTAATGCCATTCTTTGGCACTGATGCAAGGTCAGTCAAATTCCAAGCGCAATCAGGCTTATTCATCAAATTCAAATCCGCACTTTGGACATCTATGATCCATTGCATATTCGTCAGGATCAATTTCTTTTGTGCTGCTATCTGGAACAACAGGCTGATCAAACATTGACGCCATCTCGCCTAGATCGAAGCCGGTGATAGTCAGATCAAACTTCATGTCTTCGAGGTCTTTCAATTCAACCTTGAGCATCTCGAAGTCCCATCCGGCATCGAGCGCCATCCGGTTGTCGGCAATGACATAGGCGCGCTTCTGGGCCTCCGTGAGGTGGCTTGCTTCTACGCACGGCACTTCCTTCAGTCCCAGCTTGTTCGCCGCCAGGACGCGCCCGTGGCCCGCCACGATGCCATTCTTGCCGTCCGTCACCACCGGGTTGATAAACCCGAACTCCTTGATCGAGGATGCGATCTTGGTGACCTGGGCCTCGGAGTGTGTCCTGCTGTTGCGGGCGTACGGGATGAGGTCGGCGGTTGGAATCAGCTTATAGGTCAGCATTGCTGTCCTTTTTATTGTCGGTTTTCTGGACTGCCTTAACGGCAAGTTCGATGTATCGCGGGATCGGTTGCTTGCCGGTCTCATAGGCTCGGAAGGTGTTGCGTGCGAGGCCAAGGGCTTCTGCTGCCTTGCGCTTCGATAGGGCAACGGAGGTGCGCCATTGGATGAGTTCGTCTGCTGTCATGCGGCGCAATATAGAGCAAAAAAAACCCCGCCACAAGGGCGGGGCTGAGTTGCTGCGGCGGGAGGAGTAAACCGCAGGGGAATCAATACCGATATGGATGCTTTGGCACGGCGACACCCATGCGTCTCGCCTTCTCCCGCATCTCGCGGAAGGCCTTCAATTCGTTCTGCCGGATGCGTTCGCGGGTGACGCCATAGTCCTTGGCGATGTCCTCGAGCGTCTGTTCCGGTTCGCCGGTGAGGCCAAAGCGGGCTTCGATCATGGCGCGGCGCTTTGGGTGGGTGATGGCAGCGACCAGCTTGGCGAGAAGCGGCTTGTCCACTTCCAGGCTCGATGGTGCGGCGATTTGGGCAAGTTGCTCGGCGTCGATCTCTGCCTCGATGGAGTTGCGGGCGGTGAGCAGGTCTCGCATGTGGTGCGGCCAGAGTTCTTCCGGCTCGGTGCGGAGCGCGGAGGAGATGTCCATTGCGAGTTCTGACCAGTCGCCGTTGGCGATGGGCTTTTCGCGGAAATTTATAATCGCGTTGATGTGTTGCGGAGACTTGCCCATGAAGCGGGCGAGATCGGCTTGTGTGGCAAACCCTGCGGCCTTGATGGCGCGAAGGAGTCTGGCATTGCGAACGGTGACTTTGACGGCGAAGTCGGTCATGGGGTGGCCTCATAGGGGGGTGGCAGTGGCATCCATGCGGTTACGTTATTGAGCTTCTCGCCTCGGGGTCCGTCGTCGTGCCATCTCTGGCTCGTCTTGTTCCATCGGGCGATGCGGATGCGATGGAAAGTTTCGACGGGACCGCCGAACATGGCAAGCTCGAATTTGCTTGTCTCGTAGGTACAGGTGACAAGGACACATCCTTCGGGCTTTCGCTCGCCTTTGGTGATAGGGGTCCAAGTGGCGGTCATTCGGTCCTCGTGACTTTGGTGCCGATGATGCCTTTGAGGCTGATCTTGCGGCAGGTGTAGCGGCGTGGTCGGTAGTAGCGGGCGGCATCGTGCTGGAGCGATTTGGAACTGCGACCGGGAGCGAAGAAGGATTCGCCGATCTCGATGGTGCGCCACGGATACTTTGGCGGGCGTCCATTGGGCTTAGGCTGGCTCGTCACTTGGAGGCCTCCTCTGCCCTATAAACGATCCAGATCGAACGTGCGCGGGGCGTCAGGTTGCCGATGCTGATCGCCATGTCTGCCATCTTGATGCGGGCGGCTTTGGACTTGGTGCGGCGGCGCATCTCCTCGATGACGAGGATGGCTTCCTCGCCTGTCTGGGGCAGCTTGCGGGGGCAAGTAGCAAGTTCGGCCATTGCGGTGTGGCCTTTGGCGATGATGTCGTTTGCGGTGGTCATTGGTGGCTCCTATTGGGTGGGTGGGTGAGGGGCGCTAGGCCCCTCGGTTAGGCAACCGGCTCGGCGCGGAAGTTGGTGAGGCCAGCGAACCCGAAGGCCACCGCATCGCGCTTGGCGCGTTCGATGCCAGCCTCGGGCGACTTGCGCCATGTAAAGCATTCAAGAACCGAACCATCGGCGCGGTCGGCGAGGATGCGGTAGGAAGCGGAAGAAGCGAGAAGCATGTAACCCTCCTTGGGCTGTGCAGTGGCGGGATTGCCCTGCGCTGTTGATGTCCCTTTATCCCATACCTTGCAGAAACTTGCAAGCGTTATGTTGCAGAAAAGTGCAAGAAAGCGCCATCCCGATAAACGCCAATACTAAGCCTTTGAAATTGCTAGGCTTTTAATTAACGTCCTATATAGCCGTAAGCACCAAAAACGCCAAAGAATTGCAGATTGGCTTGTGCTTTCAATGGCTTAGGCCGATCACGGCATTAAAGGCAATTAAATGATTTATGGGTGAAGGCGGAAGGGGAGACCCGGACGGGTGGCTGGTGGTGGGTGGTGGCGTGGTGGTACTGTAATATATATAAATAGTATAATTCTCTCTATATACATACAACACTAGCAACATCAAGCACTTGCACGATCCATTTACGGGTGACGCCCCACCCTCGAATAAGACCCCTTAAATAAGAAAAGGCCCCGGATCGCTCCGAGGCCCTATCAAAATGATATGTCACTAGGTCAATCTTCCGTAGCCTCCTGTGCCGGGATAAACCACGCCATGCGAGGCCTTCCTCGCTGGCCCTTGTTCGTGTGGCGGCATTGGATGCCGTAGTCGGCAACCAGCTTGTCCATCACCTGGCCCCGGTCTCGGAGCGTCAAGGCGTCAAACGCAGAGATGCGATTGCCCAGTTCTGCCTCGGTCAGCCCCTTGAGACCTGATGCCCTAAGCTTGGCAATGACAGCCTTGCAGATCGCCTGATGGCTGGATTCAGCCATGTTGTCCCGGAACATGGCGATGGCGCGCCGATTGTAGAACCGGACATAATCAATCGCCCATTGCATAGGCTCAGGTCCGATCTCGGTCTCTAGCAATGACCTAGCGACAATCAGGCTGATCCGCATGGCGATCTCACGGCTGCGGTTGTACATCGCCTCGAGGCCGGTTTCGTTCTCGCTCTTGATCGCTCCGACCAGTTCGGCCTCGTAGTCCCGCAGGATGTCCATTGCTGGCCGTGTAAATGGCACCTCGACGGGATCGGGCGGCATATCATAGGTATTGGTGCCGGTGAGGTTTCCGGCCCCAGAGTGCGCCTGTGCCTGTTCTTGGAGCCATCCAATGATGCGGTCACCAATCGGCACGATCCGCCGTTCCTGGCTCATCTGCACGCCGATCTCAGACTTGACGATTAGGAAGCGGTTCAAAAGGCCGGACGCAATGTCGCCGCCTGAAATGGCCCCATAGAACTCTGATGGCGTAGACATGCCTAAGAGCGTCAAGGAAGGCCTTCTGATGACCTTCTCGAATGCCTCTGCCTGTTCCTTGGTTAAGCCGATGGTGGCATATCCTTGTGGCCGCAAGACGCCATCCTGCCGCCCAAAGCATTCCATGATGGCGGTCAAGGAATCAGCCTTGTGCTGCATCGAGCGGTTGGCTGCGCTCTTGAGCGTGCGCCCCAACTCATCGATCACGGAAACGTGAATGGGCCGGGAGATGAGAGCCGAGAAGACGCCGCTGGCGCTGGTGTAACCGGCTGGCCCTAGCAGATGCCCTAGCTGGGCTGCATCGAGCATGGCCTCGATGACCGTCTTGGCGTGTTCTTTGCCGCAACCAGTCTCGCCAATATTGAGCAGATACAGATTGCTGAAGTTGCGCTGGCTGGTTGTCCATCTCCGCCCCATTGCAACGGCACCAAGGGCAATGGCGGCTTGCACGGCAAACTGCGGTTGCGTCTTGATGGCGGTTGTCTCATAGTACCGCACAACGTCTTGGAGCACGCCAGGGATCGAAAGCAGGTGCGCCGGGATAGATGCCAGCGGATTGTCGGGCGTGACAGTGGTGGTGCGTTTGGAAGGCAGCACGCCGGGAGTTGCTGCCTTGCCGTGGTCAGTCTCGGCTTGCTTCTCGGGCGTCCACTCATGGCTTGGATCGGTCGTGATGTTCAGAAAGAGGGCTGCGTTCTTGATCGCCGCACTCATGTTCCCGGCGTGCTCGAACTGTAGGTAAAGCTCGAAGCAGTCGAAGGCGTGTTCGTTGCCGAACGGATCGGAACCGTGATGGCTGAAGGCGGTGTTATTGTCGAACACATTGCAACCGGCCAGCTTGGTGCCGCTGTTCGGGCTTAGATACCGATTCGGTGCGGTGCGGCGATAGCCATACTTGACCAGCAACTCTCCGATATTGTGCGCCGCATTATAGGCATCGATCACCGATGTGCCGGGATTAGGTGCTCGAATCCGAACCGGGGCCTGATACTCAGGCCGAACCTTCCACGGGCACAAGTCCATCATTTGCGGACGGAACTTGTCCCATTCGTCCCACATGACTTGGAGTTGACGCGGCAAGATCGGGATCTGATCGAACGGCAACCCCTCCCACACATAGGGCTGCATCGTGTCTGGATGGATCGACGGCGGCAGCACATCTTGCACCGGCCCACCGCGAAGCTCGAAGACGGTTGTGTTGCCACGGCCATCCTTGTTCGGCCATGCGATGGAATGGCGGGAGAGGTCATCCCGATGGGCGCGGAAGATCAGCTTGCCTCGGCCCTCACGCCCACGGATTCTGGCAGTCGATGCCATCAAGGCGTCAAGGTCTAGCCCCAGCCCCTCGAAGATGATCCTCGTCCATTCCATGTGATCGATGTCAATGGCACATGTGCCGGTCCATTGATGGATGAGGCCGACATTCCAAGTCGGATTCTTGGAGTAGAAGTCGATGGCACCCTGGCCGGTGAGCGCCTTGTCCTTCTGGTTCCAGCCGTAGGATGTCGGCCCCTTCTGCCCTGCCGGGATCGGGACAAGATACCAGCCAAGTTCGGTGTACTGCTTGATACTCTCGATGATGGTCATTTATGCACGGCCCCCCATTGTTCAGCCATCGCTTGAGCGATGCCTTCAAAACTCCTGCTGCGTTCTTTCCAGCGATCTGGCCCCGGCGGCATCTTGTGAATGCGCGCCTCTCGGCCTTCCACGATGTTAGTCGGCAGCAGTTTCGGCAGGTTCTTGAGCCAAAGGCAAGTTGCCTTCGTTTCGCCGTGCCCGAATTGCCACGGCTGGATAATCTGGTCTGGCGTGCGGATGCGGCTCGATATGATGCTGATCGGATTTTCAAGGGCAATGCGCGGGATAGGTGCGTCCATGAGGCGATGCACAAAGTCGAGCGCCTCGGCCTGTTCGATCTGCTTGTCCTTGAACCATCGAGCGCCGGAAACTGCGAGATGCGTGCAAGGCGGGTGAGCGATCATCAAATCCCAGTTGCGGTGCAAATGCTGAAGCACATCTCCGTGGATATGATTGCCAAGGCGTTCGGTCGGCAGCAGGTCACAAGACCAAGCATCGTGGCCTCTGGCAGCGAAGGCATCCCGCACCGTGCCAGAGTATTCACAAGCGACCAACACTCTCACAATGCACGGCCTTCATAAAACTCCGTGAGCAGCTTGATCGTCTCATATCGAGCGCCGGGAGCGCCATCCCGAATCGCTTTGATCGTGTTGTAGGAAAGGCCGGTGGCCTTGACGATCTCGGGAATGTCAGCCCCGGTAAGGCGGGCGCGAATCTCTTCGATGGATAGCATGGTCAGTCTCCTGCTTGGTGATTGCAATTTTTTCTATTGCACGCATTTCAGAAATATGCAATAAGCCATTCCGTTGAGAGAAAAGGAGGCTGACATGAGCAGCAACATCACGGGCCTTTGCGGGGCCTGGCTTGAAGCCAAACGCCGTGAAGACGAGGCCATTGAGGCTCGTCGAAAGATCGAGCAAGACATCACCGAAGCACTGGACGCGAAGACCGAAGGCGCGATCACGCACAAGGTCGAGCCGTATCGGGTTACGCTCACCCAGCCGATCTATCGCAAGATCGATTTTGGCATCTGGGAGACCGTCAAGCATGACATGCCCGCCGAAGCTTGGCCGATCAAGATCAAGATCGAAGTCGACGATGCCGGATGCAAGTGGCTTGCAAAAGAACGGCCCGATCTCTGGTCCATCGCAGCCAAGGCCATCACTGCAACGCCGGGGAAGATTGGCGTGAAGGTGGTGGCGGAATGAGCAGGGACATCTACGGAGCAGCAGACGCATTGCAGTATGCCCGCGACCACTTGGTCATTGCAAAGACTGACAAAGAGAACCGCGCCCATCATGTTCGGTGCGCTATTGAGAACCTGCGAGAGGCAATGAGGATACTCGGTGTTAAGGAGGCCGAGAAGGATGGCAATTGATCTGAAGAAACTGGAGCGCCCGAAAGGGCAACGCCCCATCATCGCAACGGTGTTCGGTGAGGGCGGAATGGGCAAATCAACCTTGGCTGCGATGTTCCCGAGGCCTGTCTTCATCCGCACAGAAGACGGCACGGCATCCCTTGCTGGCAATGACGAGGTGATGCTTTTCCCGCTGGTCTCATCGAGCCAGGAAGTGCTTGACCAGATTGAAGCACTGGCAACGCAGGAGCATGACTTCAAGACGGTGGTGATTGATAGCATCACGCAGCTTGCCACGCTTATCGAGCATGAGATCGTCGCAGCCGATCCCAAGGCCAAGAGCATCAACCAAGCCGGTGGCGGTTACGGAGCGGGCTATAATACCGCTGCGGAGAAACACCGGCAGGTGCGGGAATGGGCTGGCGCACTGGCCTACGAACGCGGAATGAACGTGGTCTTTATCGGCCACGCTGACACCGAAACGCTCGATCTGCCCGACTTCGATCCGTTCGCCAGATACACGGTGCGGATGCACAAGAAGTCACTGCCGCATTACACCGACAACGTAGACCTCGTGGGCCTGATCCGGCTCAAGACCTACGTCCGAGGTGATGGCGACAAGAAGCGGGCGATCAGCACAGGCGACCGGGAAATCATTTGCTTCCCGCAAGCCTCGAGCGTGACGAAGAACCGTTTCAACATCACCCAGCCGCTGCCGTTCACGTTCGAGAGCGGGAACCCTTTTGAAGCATTTGTAGCAAAGTAGGAGAAGAGAATGCGACTGAATGGATTTGATGCGAATGTCGTGGAGCCGAGTGCACCGCGCGAAACGATCCCGGCTGGCAAGTACAAGTCTGTGATCACCAAGAGCGAGGAGCGCCCCACCAAGGCACAGACCGGCTCGATGCTGGTGCTCACCTGCCAGATCATCGAAGGGCCGCACCAAGGCGTGAGCCTGATGGACCGGCTCAACCTCAACAATCCCAACAAGACTGCCGAGGAGATCGCCCAGCGCACGCTCTCGGCCATCTGCCGGTCGGTTGGCGTCATGATGCCAAACGAAAGTTCAGACCTCCACGACAAGCCGATGATGATTACGGTGAAGGTCAAGCCCGCAGAGGGCAACTATCAGGCATCGAATGAGATTGCCGGATATGAGCCGTGTGAAGGCGGCGCACCGGCTGCTGCACCTGCGGCGGCTGCAACGCCACCTTGGAAGAAGAAGTAAGGCGAAGCGGGGCGGCTCTCATTGGTCGCCCCATAACCATATAAGGAGAAATTGAAATGGGCCCAATTAGCAAAACAAAGTCAGGCAAACAAAGGCTTAACTATGATGTTGATTTTATGTCAAACGATGAATACAAAAAAATGATTGAAAAATTTTTTCTACCGCATTGTTTTGATGTAAACAAATCTCCAATGGATGTTATTATTGATGCTTTTGCTACAACTTACGAACACGCCACAGCTTGGCTGTGGATAGAAAAGCAAGATGGAATTGAATTAGAAATTGCTTTTCATCCTGATTTTCCAAGCGTTCATTTTGACCTTTTCGATGTTATAGAAAGTGCTTGTGATTTCGATCCAGAACTGAACGATCAAAGCGTAGAAAACATAAACAAAATTATTTTATCTTTAGAAGAGCTTCGTGAGCGTATTGAGAAGAAAAAGTTTAATTTATGACCACCGACACCTATGCAATCGAACGCTTCATGAAGCAGCAGCTAGACGGCAACTTCTGGAGTTTTGATGTCGAAGGCCGCATCGTCTGGAACGATGTTGACGTTGACTATATGCCGCAATTCAAACGCTACACATGGACCGATAGTGAAGAAGATCGGCCAAAGACGCAAATGGTTCGCCGCGATTGGTCGATGGATGACTTCCGGCGGATCGAGAAGCTGCGGATCAAGAGGCGATTCTGGAATCAAATTGCCAAGAACTTCGGCGCAAGCGAAACGGCTACGAGCGACTTCTACAAGCGTGTCATTGCCCAGCAAAATGAGAACATGACGAAAGAAGTAACAATCAGGCGGATGAAGATCATCAAGTGGATGCACGACGAAGGCTGCAATGCAAAAGCAATTAGCATGTTTATGCACTATGATCGAAGGATGATCGAGAGCATTACCGGGAGCGAAGACGAATGAAACTAGATATGACATCTCCAATCGTAAAGGCGATCTATCAGCGATACGAAGACAACCGCCGCAACGCACACAGGCCGCATCTTGGCGGGTCGCAGATCGGCAACACTTGCGCCCGTGCACTCTGGTATCAGTTCCGGTGGACCTATACCGAGAAGCACGAAGGCCGCATCTTGCGCCTCTTCGAGACTGGCGAACGCGAGGAACTGCGAGTGATCCAGAATCTACGAGCCGCCGGTTGCACCGTCTGGGATCGCGATCCGGCAACAGGCCAGCAGTTCCGATATACGGGGGTCGGTGGGCATTTCGCCTTGAGCCTGGACGGAGTTGTCGAGGGCTTGCCGGAAAGTTCCAAGGTCCACACGCTCGAAGTGAAGACCATGAGCGAGAAGTATTTCAAGGTGCTTTGCAACCTCGGCGTCGAGAAGGCGAAGCCGGTCTACTATGCACAGTGCCAGATCGGAATGCACTTGAGCGGGCTGGATCGCTGCCTGTTTATTTCGGTCAACAAGAACACCGACGAGATTTATGCGGAGAGGTTGAAGGTTGATCATGCCTTTGCAGAGGGGCTTATTGAGAAGGCCAGAGCGATCATATCGACCGAACGGCCACCGCTGGGCATCAGCAATGATCCGGCATGGTTCGAGTGCAAGTTCTGTCCGTATCATTCGATATGCCACGGAGACGGTGCAGCGGAACTGAACTGCCGCACATGCGCCTTCTCGACGGCAGAGGCTGAAGGCTGGTCATGCGCCAGGCACAAGAAGGCACTCGATGAGATCGACCAGCGCAGCGGCTGCGGTGATCACATATACAATCCGGCACTGGTGAAGTTGCCGGTGCATGACACCGGAGAAGACTGGATCGATTACATCAACGAAGACGGCGAGATCGTGAGGAACAAGGGAAGGGAGTTTTATAATGGGTGAGCGCCCGTCTGAATACACACGAGATGAAAACGATTGGTATGTAGAACCATCTTGGTGCATTGACGCCTTGAGATTGAGCGTTCAATTCAAAGGCTCGATCCATGATCCATGCTGCGGCATGGGAACGATTCCGAATATGCTAGGTGCAACCGGAGCCGATTTGATTGATCGTGGATATGGCTATGAGAACCAAGACTTTATGAGCGATCTTCGTGCATATGATAATATTGTAACCAATCCGCCGTATGGAATTGCACAATCAGTAATTGAACACGCCTTGAAGATCACGAAACACAAGGTTGCCGCACTTGTTCAGACAAAATTCCTCGCATCTCAAAGGCGGCATAGTTTGTTCCATCGCCGCGAGATGCAGAAAGTGATCATGTTTAGCCGTAGACCTTCTATGCCTCCAGGCGAAATGCTGCGCACGCATGGCGAATCTATTCGCGGTGGTGGGTCTATAGATTTCTGCTGGTGTGTTTGGGATCAAGATCATATCGGCTCAACAACGATTGAGTGGGCTATCTAATGCTAGAACTTCGCCCCTATCAACGCGCTGCCATTGATGGCCTATATAATTATTGGTCAGACAAGAAGGGCGACAATCCGATCATCGTCGCACCGACTGGCTCGGGCAAGAGCCTGATCATCGCGCATCTTATCAAGGATGCGATGAGTTATCCCGGCACGCGCGTTCTGATCTTGACGCATGTCAAGGAGTTGCTGGAGCAGAACGCCAGCGAGTTGGTGGCGCTTTATCCCGAGGCAGATGTTGGCTTCTACAGCGCCAGCCTCAAGAAGAAAGTTCTGAGGAAGCCGATCACATTCGCGGGCATTCAGTCGATCCACAAGAAGGCCTATCAGATGGTGCCAGCGCCTGATCTGGTGATCGTAGACGAGGCGCATCTGATCCCGAAGAACTACGGCACACGCTACAACAAGTTCCTCTCGGACCTTCGCATATGCAATCGCGGTGTTAAGGTGGTCGGTCTTACGGCAACGCCATACCGGCTGGATAGTGGCTGGCTGCACGAAGGCGACAACGCGATCTTCGATGGCATCGCATATGATATTCCGGTTGCTGATCTCATGGAGCAGGGCTTCCTGGCCCCAGTGATTAGCAAGAGCGGTGTCAAGACTATAGACCTCTCGAACGTCGGCAAACGTGGCGGGGAGTATATCGAGAGCGAACTAGCCAAGGCTGCATCTGATCCGGAATTGGTAACAGAAACGGTTGCAGAAATCGTGCGCTATGGTGCGGAGCGCAAGGCGTGGCTAGTCTTCGCTTGCGGTGTCAATCACGCCGAGTTGCTCCGCGCCGAGTTCGAGACGCACGGCATCGAGGCGGATGTCGTGACTGGTTCCGATGGCATGAGCGCACGCGCCGACAAGATCGAGCGGTTCCGACGTGGCGGCAGCAAGTGCCTGATCAATGTTAACGTGCTGACCACGGGCTTCAATGTCCCGCATGTCGATCTCGTGGCAATCGTAAGGGCTACCGAAAGCACCGGCCTGTACATCCAGATTGTCGGGCGCGGCACACGCATTGCGCCGGGGAAAGACAACTGCCTGGTGCTGGACTACGGCGACAACGTGATGCGCCACGGCTTCATTGATCAGATCAAGCCAAAGATTAAAGGCAAATCGGAAAACGGCGAAGCGCCCGTCAAGAAATGCCCGGAATGTTTGACTGTCAATCATGCCGCCGTTAGAGTGTGCATTGAGTGCGGCCACGAATTCCCGCCTCCGCAGTTCAACCACGGAACGAAGGCATATTCTGGCGCGATGATCTCCACACAGGTAGAAGCCGAATGGGTTGACGTTGACGATGTTGGCTATTCCCGCTGGCGCAAGGAAGGCAAGCCGGATAGCGTTCGTGTCACCTATTATTGCGGCCTGATCAAAGTCTCCGAGTGGCTATGCCCTGATCACGGAGGCTATGCTGCGGAGCGATACCAGAAGCGGATGCCATCGCTAGGCGCGTCTGCCATGACCACAGAAGACGCCATGCAAGAGTGCGACCACTGGATCAAGCCGCGCAGGATAAAGGTGAAGCCGAATGACAAGTTCCACGACATTGTACAACTCGACTATAGCCAGCCCAAGCGCCTCACCGCCGCAGAGTTGGCAGAACTACAAGAGCCGCTGTTCTGATTGCGTGAGCCTGTACGATGCTCGATATTGCACTCATTGGCGTGACGTTGTACCTGATGACGTACAGAAAGAAGGCTGCGATGCGTTTAACGGTTTCCCTCCCTTCTGAACACGAAGAACAAGCCGGATTCGTGAAATGGTTTCGCGCCAAATGGCCTCGTGTATTGATCTTTGCAATACCGAACGGCGGCAAGCGTAACATCTCGACGGCAAAGAAGCTGAAGGCCGAAGGCGTTGTTCCTGGCGTGCCAGACTTGTTCATCCCGGCATGGGGAATCTGGATCGAGATGAAGCGCCAGAAGGGTGGACGAACTTCATCGGATCAAGACGGCATGATTTCATACTTGGAAAGCATTGGCCATCACGTTATTGTTGGCTATGGTGCAACCGATGCCAGTGACAAGCTGCTGTCTTTGTTGAATATGAGCGGGGCGGCGACTAAAGGAGGATAGCCACCGCCCCTAGCATCCGTTGGAGCAAACCGGATGCTTACATTAACGATTGATTGAGAACTATAGTCTAGGCTTGCCATAGTTTCAAGGAGGAACATCATGGCCAAATATGAATACGATGCCACACAAGAGCAGTGGCTTCATGGCGATCCGGGCGTGCTGTCCGGTTCAGTGGCCGCTGCTGATCAGCGGTATGCCAAGTCTGCCCAGATCAGGGAGAGCTGTGCCCCTCGGCTCTCCCTGACAGACTGGCTGATCTGCGGTCCAATCATGGTCGGTCTTGGCTTCCTCATAGGAGTGTACTGGCCGTGATGAGGTATCTTGTTTTGATCGCCGCAATGACGGCTGGAAGTGTCTTGGCTTATGCTTCGGATGCGACTCGATTGGTTACATCGGAGGCAAGACGGCAAGGCGTGCCGGTCGGGTTCGCCTTGAAGATGGCAAAGATCGAGAGCGGTGTTCAATGCCACAACCACAACAAGCGAAGCAGTGCATCCGGTCCATTGCAGGTGCTGCGTGGCACAGCGAGGGCTATGGGCTACCGTGGTGACATCCGGCGCGCATCATGCGCTACGCAAACGCATTATGGCATGAAACACTTGGCTATGTGCTGGCGCGGAGCACGAGGCAATGCGGCCTTGGCGAAACGATGCCACCAGGTTGGCGTGTCTGTGTTGTACGGCAAAAAGAAGAGGAGGCGTTGATGACCAGAGAACCTGATCTTGAAACCGTCAATCGCGCATTGGGCGAGACGGTGAGGAAATTGCAGAAAGAGTTGGCTGATGCTGACAGAAGAATCCGGCGGCTTCGAGAGGAGTTGGCAGAGGCACATCGAGCAGCGGCACTAGCATCTGGGAGGGATTGGTGAGTGAAGTAATGGATGATGATCAATTTGCCCACATGCTCAAGCTCTCAACCGTTTACATCTCAGTGCTCAAGAGCCGATGTCTGTTTGATGATCTGCGGGAGATGGACAGTTCAGAAGAATACAATGCCTTGAACTGTCTGGAGATCGTGGCCGATACTTTCGTGGAAATGCAACGCAGACTGAGCGCGAAACCGAAGTTTAGGGTCAAAGCCCGCGCCGCACGCTCAGGAGACAAGGATGAGTGATATTGTGGAGAGGCTGAGAGCATCATACGAATTCAATGGCGTAGAAATGCTGGAGACAGCCGCCGACACCATCATTCGCCTCACCGCAGAGAATGATCTTTTGGCGAATGACCGCGATGGCTACGTCCAGTTGCTGACTGATCAAAATACCCGCCTCACCGCAGAGGTGGAGAGGCTGCGGGCTTATGCATTAAAAGCGTTCACCGTTGTTGAGTTCTGTTGTGGAGAGGGTTTTTTATTGTCCTATCCGCACTACGATTGTGATGATCTGATTATGGAGGGTGTTGACTTGCTGAAGGTTGAAAGCTCCGAAGAAGCCCGCGCCGCACTTGGTTTTACGCCATTACATAAGGAGACAAGCAATGATTGAACTCGGTAAGCATTACAAGACTAGGGATGGCCGCGAGGTTCGCATCTATGCGGTGGATGGAAGCGGCTCTGTTCCTGTGCATGGTGCAATCAAGAACACCTACGGTTGGGAGCCATACCAATGGATTAAGGATGGAAGGTCATACCTGAAGGATGGACCCGAAGACCTCATTGAGGTGAAGCCCCGCATCCAGCGTGAGGTGTGGATCAATGTGTATCCTCAGTGCGCCAATCTTCACGGAAGCAAAAATGAGGCAAACTCAGTTTATGCACCGCACCGCATCGCCTGTGTGAAGGTGATCATTGATTGTGAAAAGGGGGAAGGACTGTGATTAAGCCTGAGCAGATACCTGATGAGGTGGTGAAGGAGGCTTTATGGGCTTACAACTACGCATCCAGAGATTGTTACACGACAGAAGAACAGGACATTGCTATCGCCATCGCCGCCGCTATCAATGCGTGGCCGGGGATAGAAATCCACACTGACGGCACTGAGGACTGGATTGAACTGATTTTGCCGCAGGAGACGCCGTGAGACGTTTTCGCCACATGCCCATCCCGCAGCACGCGCACCCTCTAGTGCGGCAACTGTACGCAGAGATGAACCGCCAGCGGATCGGCGTCACCGACATGGCCGAGCGGACGGGCATCGCAAGAAACACGTTCAAGGGCTGGCGAACGCGGCACTGCCCCCGCGTTGCGGAACTGGAGGCATGCTATAACGTCCTTGGACTAAGGCTGACTGTAAAGGAGGTAAGAGATGACTGACATCATAGACGAACGCGAGAAGACACACGGCGATTATTATCAAGTGTCTATGATGGCACAGGAACTGAAGGACGCCATGCGGCGCGGCAAGAAATGGAGAATACTAG